GCCAAGATTGACAGCACTGGCGAAGACTGTGTCATTATGTGCGCAGGTATTAACTCAGTAGCAAAAGCCTCAAAAGGATCATGGATAACACTATCCGAATGGTCTTATTCTGAGGGAAACAAAGATATATCCCCATTTGTGTAAAAACGGAATTTGTTGATGGAGAAAAGATAAAAGCAGATACATATTACAGTCTGAAAGGGGGAGTTTTTGTGGAATGGATCAATGATTAAGAGGAGGTGTTATATATGAAATGGATGGTAATAAAAGGGGTTAGATATCCTAGTTCCGTGATATCAGCATTTGCGGCATATAATATGGATAACCCCTTCTTGAAGGTCAGGATAAGAAACAAGTATCATATAGTGCCTTTTGATGATGTTAATAAGATGGCTAGTCAGATGGTGTATTTAATGAACAACTGTCCTGATTTCGTTCAGATAGGGAGATGGTGGATATCCAAGAAGGCGGTAATGTCTTGGGTTCCCAAGGGGCAGGCCGTGGACGGATCGGGCTGGGTTATATCCTTCACCCTGTCCTTTGGTTTGGATAATGGGACTCAAATTAAGTTTTATAAAGAAGATGAGTACTTAAATGAGATAGATAGGCTAAACGAGTTGTTTAATGTAATATTATGATATGAAAAGCAAGAAAGATTATATAAGCATGCTTAACGATCTTGGTAATTCTTTGTCTAGGGAAGAATGGATAATAGGCGGTAAGGATAGATATACTGGTAGGGATAATTATGGGATTATGTTGAAAAGATATGACCCCATAGCTTTTGAGGTAGGATATAACGAGTGGAAGAAACAACCATAAACAATAATAATATGGAAGAAAAGTTGATTCTTAATAGTGTAGAAGATGCTGAAATAATATCAGTAAGGTTAAGTCCGGATGAAACACCCATCGTTTATAAAAATAGAGTTAGGTGTTTAATGTTGTCGGGATTAAGCCGGGAAGAAGCGGAGGAAGTAGCGTTAGAGCCAATGGATCTTGAGCTATATTATGAGATAGGCGCGGGGCTGATGGCTGTTGATCCAGCGGCGGTAGAGTCAGGGACAATCTGGAGTCCTTATACAAGGGAATTGTATGATAATTCTCATAATATTTAGCCTAGTATGACGATTGTGATCTATATGATCTTGTTCAAAATCATCGGGCTGATTGTAGTCAAAGTAAATAATATTAAGTAATTTTAAAAAAAACGAATTATGACGAATTCTTTATTAATCTATGAGGAAAGTGGGTATCTGTTTAATGATGCGACAAAAAGATTAGAATGGTTTGAGATTGATAAGATCTTAATCAGTTTTACATATGGAGTGGTTAGATATATAGGAACTTGGGGAGGAGGTAGGACTGATAAGAGGTTAGAGGGAGAGCGGTTCTATTCGTCCGAGGAGTGTTTTAAGAAGGGCGATAGTATTCCTAAGAGAAAAATATCAATATATGATGCTTTTAGGTCATTGTATGGATTTTCCCCAATAGACGATTATGTATGGGAATACAAAAACGGGAGAGCTGTCAGGGGGAAATTGGAGAGTTTTGATGTTGTAATAAATCATAAGGGTGAGTTACGTTGTTCAAAAACATATTATGCGAGCGAGGAAGATGTGTATAGGTTTAATGATTTGATTGTGGTTGACAAGAATGGAGACATAAGGATGGCAAAGTCTCCTAAAAGTAAATTGATGCTTACAAATGATCAATTGGGTGTCGTAGAAAGGATGAGAGGAATCATTGATGATATGGTTAAGTTAAAAATGATTATGTACATCGATCAAGGTTATAATCTTTGTTTTCTGCCGGGAGATAAAATAGAAGATTTGACAATGGATGAGACAGACGGATTTGTGGATACCACCGGTATAGTGACATCTATAAAGTCTAAGGATGTAGTGGAGTTTTATGTAGAAAACCCATTCGTAAAGATAAAGGGTGAGTGATATCTGAATCTGGATTGTGGTGGTTCGTGAGAATAGCCATAATCATATCTCTAAACGTGAACATAAGGAGGTACGTATGTCATTCGATTAATATTAGGGATCCAATTACATTTAAAAAGAGGAGGAATTATGAAAAAGACAGTGATAACCGATGATTTGATAGTATTTAGTGACGGATTTGTTTGGAAAAGATTATCCAGAAAAGTCGCAGAAGCACTTTGGAACTCTGTTATAAGTCATGAATTAGAATTGTATTGGGTGCGGACTGATGATGAATCCGAAGCTGCAATTGAGGGATTCGATGATATGGAAAGAGCCTTTGAATGTGGTGATTTTGTATGTATAGAAGTTGGAAAATTGCCATATGATATGACTTTTCTAAAAATGGAGGATTAAATATGGCAACAAAGAAATTTGATAGAACCGTGTGGCATGGTACGGATTGTGACAAAGTTACCAGCCTTTTTGAGTATGGGTTATTGGTGAGATATATTACCAAAGAAAAAAGCTGGCAATGTATATACCGCAACCCTCATGAATCAAACAAGTTTTCGTACAGTTGGATAAGCGAGGAAGATATGCGTGAGATGTTTTTGACAGGTTGGGCAAAAGATGATTTGAAGTCGTTTTGTTCCTATGTCGGTGATACTTGGAATGACTGGTTGCTTCGTCCGGTTGCTACAAGAATATATGATTTGGTTTCCTATTATGGAGCGGAAGAGATATTTGGAAACAGTTACCGGACTTACACAGCAAAGGAAGTTTGTCTCAGACTGCATATAAAATATATGGAAGAATATGAAACAGCGTGCTGATACCCGATAGCTTTTGAGGTCAGGTACAAAGAATGGTTGAATAGAAAACAATAAACAATAATATGAAAACAATAAATCTAACCGTGTTTAGCTTTGATGAGCTATCAGAAAACGTACAAAAGAAAATTATAGAGCGTGAGCGCTGGAATGTAATGGAGCAATGTATGGATGCTTATGGCATAGACTATAAAAAGTCAATGAAAGCCTTTGAGAACCTAACTAACACTGAGGTCTATAATTATAAGGTAGGATATTCAACATACTATTTTTGTTACAAGTTCAAATACGGAGATCCTATTTACGAACATCCTACAGATTATCATTGTGATATATATCCTGAGAATCTATGCGGTAAATTACTGTTCAGATATATCAACAACAATATTATGCCATATATTATCAAGGGCAAGTATTTCTCCATGTCAGGTAAATATATTGATGGGAAATACAAATACAAGCACAAGTATAGTAGGGTGATGTTTGACTATGGAGATAATTGCCCATTGACAGGGATGTGTTATGATTATTATCTCCTGAAACCTATAATTGATTATTACAATGCATGGTGTACTTACCCGGAGGATTTTTCTTTAGAGGATCTGATGAGACAATGTTATGATAACTTCTTCAAGTCATGGCATGAGGAGTACGAGTATTGGGCTGATAATGAAGATGCGATACATGAGGAGCTTCATCATAATCAGTATGAAGATCGACTTTATTATGAGAATGAGGATGTGTATGTTGAACCATTAAATGAAATAGTATGAAAGTAATATGTACAAGGTGTGGCGGAACAAATATTGCTTGTGAAGCGATCGTAAATCCAAACACCGGGAAAATAATAGATTATCTTGATGAATCTTTTATGCATGCTAATTGTGGGGATTGCAAGGAAGAGGTAGTGATAACGGATGTAGATAGAGTCAAGAAAGATATTGATTCTATGTTTTTCAAGTTCGTTAAAAAGAATGAGAAAGAACCTGAATACGTAGAATGTCAGATCGTATGGAAAGACACAGGGGATGATCAAAGAACGACAATAAAATTATCATTAAGCATCAATGATGATGATAATGATAATGTTTTCTATTACTGTAATGGGATAGAATCACTTAAGTCACTTGTGGAATATGGAGTAGGAGAGTTTATTGTAATAGATTGTTGGAGTTTTTTTTAGTATTGATAATTTGTAAATTGATGAGATTATGAATATAGAGGTAATAAGATACAGGCTTCCGGTTTATTGGGCTCGTGCTCTGATAAATGATGATTATACCGGTTTGTTAGATAATGAAGAACAAGAAATAAGGAATTTCTTGAAACGAGTAAAAGCAGATCCCGTAAGTGTAGACTGGGAAACAGAAGGTTTTTATTGGTACAATAACGCTAATAATACACCGGGGGAATGCGTAGATTTTATTTTTCACAAGTGTAATAATTAAACTAAAATAATATGAAAACTACAGACAGACTATTTTATTCAAGTACAAAATTCTTTACAGAAAACGAGGAAGAATATAGAATAACAGCCACAGTATCTTTAGATGATGATTGTTATAACAATATGTGTGACTGGAGCATAACGGCCGATATCAGACAAAAAAACAAATATGGACGATATAAGGAGTATATGGGAGGCTGCTGCCACGATGAGATTGCGAAGTATGTTCCAGAATTGGCGAAGTTTATACAATTACATTGTTGTAATCATTATGGTGCTCCTATGTATCCGGTGGAAAATGGTATGTATCACATAAAGAATAGCGATAAGTCTGTGGCTATTGAATATTTACGTATATCAGACAAGGAATATTCCAAATTATCTGAAGCGGTGGACGATAAGATGTATTTCAAGTATCTGCTTTTCAATCTAGGGATTGTGGATAGATGGAAACGTGGATCAGACGAGCTTATTGCGGAACTTGAAGACCTATGTGGCAAGAAATGGGTAAATCCGTATACGCCGGAAAAGGAAAGGTTTACTTTGACATTAACGGACGAGGAACGTTTGATTATTGAAGAGCGCATTAAAGCCGGGTATTATTCCGCAGAAAATATCGGAAAACGTAGGGAGGAGGCTCATAAGGCAAAGATGATGGAAAAGCGTGCTGAAATTTGTGAGCAACACGATAAGATAATCAGGAAAGCGGAAACAGATAAAAAGGTAATGCTCTGTGTATTTGATTATGGATTGTCAACCGATAATGTGATATATTATAATCACACGAACACTTTATCTTTCAACTGGCGTGATTATGGGGAAAAGATCACACAAGAAGAGTTTGATGATTTCGTGAATAACGTGGATCGCTCCCAACTCCCGGAAGGAATTAAATTTGAGTTAAAGTAATTTTTAGTCTACACATAATCACTATCAGATTTACGGGAGAGACATCCAAGATGTCATGGGCAGCGTTACCGGTGGAGCCGGCGTGTATGGGTAAGGTGGGCGAGGGAACGCGGCGTCCGCCCATGTTCGTTGGATTGGCTGAACAGATAAAGCTACAATGTAGTGATATAATTAAAGTGAAAATAACAATATAAATACATGTAAAATTATGGGAAAGAAAATGATAACAATACCATTTGATTTAGAGCTGGCAAAGAAAATCAACAATGGTGAGCGCAATGGAATGATTGTAACGGATGGCGATAATTACAGAGTAGAGTTTGTGTATCATAGGGAAGAGTCTTTCCCAATCCTATGAGTTATCCATACTGATCACGGCATAATATCAGATTGGTTCTCAAATAATGGATTCGGAGGAAAGAATTATAGACTTAAGCTTAAAGTTCCAGAATATACCACATTCAAGGACGGAGATGTATTGAGTAATGAACAGGGTGATTACCTGTTTATATTAAATACGAACGGAGAATATCTTACATCTTTTCATGCATCATGGAAGAAGGGGAGGGGAGTCGTGATTCCTAGAAAAGCACATGCTGATTGTAATAATATTGAAAGGTAATTATATACCAGTTTACACCATCGGCAGAAAATTGTAATCAGCTATCGCAATAATTAACTTGATCTCATAGGATGTTGCTAATACATTTTATGAGATCAAAATACATAAACCTTGTATTTAACTTTTCATTTTCGTTTTTATAAACATACTCGATCTCTTGTCTTTCTGTGGAAAATAGAAATTCAAATCCGTTATTAATATAATAATTAAGCGTTTTATCATTATTGTAAGCATCTACAATTATATATCTGCAACCTGTTTTATTAGAAGGGGATACAAACCAACTTTTTATAAAATTCATGAGTTCTGTACCAATCCCTTTATTTGAGTAATGGATATTAACTCCAAGTTTTCCAATAAGAACAGAAGGATATCTTCTCATATGTTTTTCATGTGGAATAGGATTTTTTACTTTTTGCTCCTACTATTAGGTAATATATAGGTATCAATACTATCATTAGAAATAGTGAATGCACAAACGATAACACATGGACTATCATCTAATACGAAACAATAACTTTTACCTAACAATTCTTCTTCGTACTTAATAGATTTGTTAGTAAAAAAGTTATCTAAATCCACATTCCCACAAGAAAATGATGAGCAACTAGTTAGTATTGCTTTAGAGAGGGGCTTAAAAGTACAGTTATCGGATAAGAACCCCATAGTATTACATCATATTGGCTTTTTTTAGAATTTTCTTCATTTCTATTATATGTTCATCAAAAACAATGGCATTCTTCCTGTTTTTTAATGCCTCGTCCGCTTTTTTGTTAAATATTTTAGCATCTTCCCCCCTTAACGTAGGGATAGGTCTAGTATATGTAGCCATAACAATAGTCTTTTATTAGTAAACAAAAGTACGATAAAACAGATATATATCAAGTAGCAAATAAACAAATATTATCATAATGTAGACAAGTGTAGAGATATAATAGGCGAAAAGCCTATTTGAGTTATTATTTATTCATTTATATTAAAGCATATTAATATATTACAGAGATGTAATTTACCTATTTTTGCCCCACGTATTAGAATAAAGACGTAGAAGCGTTAAGATATTATCTCGTATTTGAAATCTGGACAATTTCAACCACTCGGGATGATAGACAAAGATGCCTCCTACGCCTATGTTGTTATATTTATACCTCTAGGGGCAAACTATATACAATCATAAGGCGTGGGGCTGTTGTTTGTTATTGAGTGGTGGGCAGTCCAGAGCCTCAAATACGGTAACATCCAATAGTCCCCACGCTTCTTTATATTTAGAAACCACCGAACGAAGGGGACAGGGAGGGCAAAAACAAACACACAATGAAAAAAGCATTCTTATTTATCAGTACGGCATTCTTGTTATCAAGTTGCGCAGCGGTAAAGTCTCCGGTAACAGGTTATGTCTATCAAGAGACTCAATCACCAGTCTCAGTAACCTCAAATCCTTTAGGATCTAAGAAAGGAGAGGCTACGGCAACAAGCGTCTTGGGCTGGTTCGCATTCGGGGACGCAAGCGTACAAAAAGCGGCTAAAGACGGCGGTATCACAAAGATTAGTCATATTGATCAGAAGTCAACAAGCGTCTTAGGGCTGTTCGCCAAGTATACGATAACGGTTTATGGGGATTAACATGAAACGTATCATATACTTATTAGCGGTATCATGTTTCCTGCTTATTTCTTGCCACGATGACGATCGTTTTAGTATCGAAAATGTAGTTGGTAATAATACCTCTATCGTAGGAATGTGGCTTCGAGAAGCAGGCAAAGAACAAATGGTGTATGCGTTCTTTGAAGACGGGACTGGGTATGAAAAAACAACTGATAGAAGAAACAATACTGTTAGCGTAGATGGATTCACATATGAATTTGATCCAAATACGATGAGTATAGTTTTTGATAAGGAGTTTGATAATGCAATATACTCAGAGTGGACCGTGGAAATGAAAGGAAAATCTTATATGATCCTAACACATCACGGGATCTGGGACGCTGGACATGGCTTAACACATGAGGATACTTACTCATTCGAGCTATTCAGAATAATGGATGAGTAGACTAAACAGTAAAATTAAAAGATAAGCGGGATTAGATTTAGGCTAGTCCCGCTTTTGTTTTATCATATTTATTAACTTTTAAAAATTACGAGCATGAAAAAAGAAGAAAAGAAATTTGTAACAGAGTATCAAATCAATGGCAAAAAGTATGCCGGTGAAATATGGGCAACCTCATGGGAAGAAGCTGAAAGTTTTATAAAACAAAGAGCTTCTACCGAAAAGGTTGTTGGATTTATTCCTAAAGATTAATCATCTATATCACATCCATTTCTTATTGCATTTTTTTTGCAATCATTTTTATTTGCATAACCTTGTGTAGACGCACCTACTATTTCTCCATTAGGAGCTGTTCTTCGCCAACGCCATTTATTATTAGAATCTTGATAAAGAGTAGTCTTATCACGTCTTTGATTTGTTTTCTTTACCATAACATTAGATTTTAAAGTTTATTTTCAAATATAGCAATCTTATTTCTAAACAATCCTAATTAAAACTAAAACAATTTTAATGAGATTATATTGGGGGTATGGTTTGATTGCTGGTTTTGAACGAATTTATTATCTTTATAGAGTAAAAATCAGAGTGTTATGTTTGAGATGAATCATTTTAAATCTATTGATGAGTTAGTGAAGTTCTTCCCTACCGAGCAATCATGTATTGATTTTTTGGAGAGGCAGAGATGGGGCGACCATGTCGTGTCTCCGTACGATCCAGACTCAAAGGTTTATAAATGCAAAGGAAACCGATACAAGTGCAAGAATACGGGGAAGTATTTCAACGTCCGGACAAACACGATCTTCGAGAACACGAAAGTGTCGTTAAGGAAATGGATGTTGGCTTGCTATATCGTCATAAACGCTAAGAAGGGTGTCTCTTCCGTTCAGTTGGCTAAGTTCATTAACGTAACACAAAAGACGGCTTGGTTTATGTTGCAACGTATCCAAAATTGTTTCAATATAGATGCCAGTCAATGTCTAAACGGAGAGGTTGAGGTAGATGAGACTTATATAGGGGGATTGAATAAGAATAGGCATAGTAGTAAGAAGGTAAGAAACGCAAGAGGCAGGAGTTGTAAGGACAAGGTTCCGGTATTTGGTATGCTGCAACGAGAAGGCTTTGTTATAGCTAAGGTTGTTAGCGATACGAAAGCCGGAACCTTGATCTCGATCATCAATGATGTTGTATGCCCGGGATCTACAATCTTCTCGGATGAATGGCAAGCTTATAGAAACTTAGATCCTAACCTATACGATCACGGTGTTGTCTATCATAAGAAAGGCGCTTACGTCATTGGGGATAGACATACTAATACGATCGAAGGATTCTGGGGACACCTAAAAAGAACATTGAAGGGTGTCCATCATTGGGTGTCTAGGAAACATCTGCAAAGATACGTGGACTCATCAGCTTTTAGGTATAATACCAAACATCTTTCCGAATGTGAAAGATTCGACGTACTTTTGCAGAATATCGGACACCGATTAAGGTATTCACAGTTAAAGAATATGGCAGCATGAGAAAAAAGAAAGACATAGAAGTAGTAATACATAAAGATATTGAGAAGGGGATGAAGAGAATAGCCAACAGCATCTTCGGTTATAATCCAAAAACAGATCCCCGTGATCCTCTTTTTCGGAAAACTCTTTCTTGGAGCGTTAAAAAAGAAGGGAAGGGAAAGAAAAATGAGAAAAACGATTGAATAATAAAAGGATACATAATCATGTGTCCTTTTATTGTTTTAGAAATAGTGCAAAGTAGTATATAATTACCTAAAAAAGTTGGATGATATAGGGTATCATAAGATAGGTGAAGTATTTAAATATGATATCGGTTCGGGAATAATAGAATTGGCGGTAATAGAGGATGACGGTAGCGGTTGTGATGGATGTATATTTAATGATAGGAATTATTATTGTAAGAATACTTGCTGTATTAATGTAGATAGAAAAGACAGTACGGATATTATATATAAAGAAGTAAAAAGATCATGAGTTTAATAGATAAATTAGAGGATTTGGTGATCAAAGTAGACACCGAATACCAACAGAAGATGGAGGCGGTGATCCGGGAGATAGTTCCGGGGATGCCGGAAGGGAACGTGCGCCATGCCGCCGAGTGTATGTGTACGGACAGGATGGGGAGCATGATGGATATCGATATTTATATATTAAAGGAAGAGGATAGACCTTACGAATGCCATTATCTAAAGGATCTGCTGGAGGATAGGGTAGCTAGAATAGCCAAAATGCATGAGGATGAAAGTTATACATACAATATGGATGATAATTATTGGTGCGCCACATGTGGATCCCATTCTCATAAAAAGGATTCCAAGACAGGGTATTGTTGGTATTGCGATACAGTTAATTGGGTTAAAGAGGATGGGAAGGATGTTGGAATATAAAAACAAGCAATTATATAACAAGGAGGAATAAACATGGGAAGAGGTGTTAATACAGGCGCCTTGTCTCCGGTCGGCGGTATCGGGGAAATACGAATGCGAGCAAACCTGCGAAAAATAGTGGCGTACAAAGATTTCGCGAAACAGATGGTCATGGCACAATACGAATGATAGAGGAGATTGGTGATTAAAACATTAAATAACATTAAACATGAAAAAGAGTAGAAGAATTGTAAAGAAAATGAGCAAGAAGAGCCTTATCAACAAGAAGGCTCTTCGGTATATTATCGCAAACAGTAATTTATGTAAACATGCGATAAGAGAATTGGAATTAGCCGGATATAACAAAGAAGAGGACGGTCCTAACAAATGGATGCGCGAACAGGTAATAGAAGCTGTCGCGCTGTTCTCTTCTCATGGTAACAGCGGATTCTCGGCACCATTTGAAATCAATCTCGTCAAGAAACTTTGCAGTTTTGATATAATCTCTCCTTTGAGATTTGACGATGGCGAATGGGAAAAAATAGGCTTAGACGGGAGTTGCCAGAATAAAAGAAAATCATCGATATTCAAAGAGCCGGACGGGAGTATCCATGATGTTGATGCATTTTCAAAAGTTCCTGTAAAAAAGTTTTTATTCGCCACTCGAACGTGGACGGAGAACATCCATAAGATAGGATGGATAGGAGGGTTGTTTGAGACGGACGAAAACGGAATACTCACTGGAAGATATTTTGGTAGATGTAATGTAAAAGACTATCAGAACGGATATATGCCAAAAGGCAAGAAAGAAATACCATGCAGGGAGATAGAGATATCGCCGGACAATTGGATTATGACAGTTGAATCAAACAATGAGGCTTTGATTGAATTGTCAAAGATTTATGATATAGTCTGGCGACAATGCCCTTGCTTGAAAGGCATAATGAATACCAACGTTACACCGGAACTTGAAAGATTGGCATGCGAACAAATGAAGGGATAAACAATGAATGACAAATTTGTAGACATGCCGAAATGCATGGCGGACAAATACGAAACCGCCGACTTTATTGCCAGCGATCCCGTCCAGTTCCCAAGGCGGTATTCCGGGCGGGACGCGGAGGTCAGTGGGTTCATTACTTCGTGGCTCTCGTTCGGGAATCGAAAGGCGATCATCGGGGCGGCGGAGATGAGGAAATGTCTTGATAAGATATTTGATTTGGCGATTGATGAAAGGCTTAAATAATTAAACACAAAATCATATAAGATGATAACTTCTATAAGGATAGACGACAACAAGAAGACTCCATTTAAATATATCCAAAAGATAAAAGCGTTCAAAAATGGCTCTGAGTTTATATTCAAGCCCGGCGTGAATGTGATTGTAGGCAAGAACGGGAGCGGGAAATCAACCCTCCTGAATATGATATCGAAGTACATGTTGTGCGAGAAAAAAGATGTGTTCTGAATTACCGTCAGAAGCATTGTATTTCCCGGATATATTTGATGATGACAAGGTGCTTGACGGGATCAGTATTAAGTCGGATTATATCGGGAAGGTATTCCATCTCCTACAGCAAACTGAAATGAGAAAGGATGATATATTGGATAATATCAATAATTTAAGTTTGTATATGAATGGAGCATCTAGGTCCTCTGGGGAGAAGAACCTTCATGCCATGAACTCGCTCTTTGATTTTGTGTTTAACCAAGATGAGTATGCGTTTCCGATACAGAAGCTTATGGAATTTAAGAAAAAGTCAAATGAGTTCTGGGCAAACAGGATCGACAATCTTTTAAAATACTACAAAGACAATCATGTGGTATTAATGGAGAAGGATTTTGAGTATACAATCCTTATGGATGAGCCGGACAGGAATTTAGATATTGACAATATCATGGATCTGTACAAGGTATTGTCATTTCATAAACCGCAAACACAAATTATAGCCGTAATTCATAACCCGGCTTTGATTTACAAGTTGAGCAAGCTGGATTGCGTGAACTTTATTGAGATGACAAAAGGGTATTTGAAGAAAATTACTGGTTTTATGAATAAAAAAATAAGAAAGGAGATGAGAGAAGAATTGAGAACAATAGGATCAAAAGGACGCCATGTGTTTACAGCAACCTTTGTTAGATTTGGATTTAGGAATGGATACATTGGACCTGTAAAAACGATGCTTTTACAAGATGTGACACTTGATAGCAAAATAGTATCAGATCATTTGTGGTTCGATTTAACAAAAGGATTTAGTGATGCTGATTTATCGCCAGGCGATGTGGTTGAGTTTTGCGCAAGGGTTAGTGCTTACGAGAAAGGATACAAGGGGCACAAGGATGATGTACTTAATAGACCGATAGAAAGAGACTATCGATTATCAAGACCGACAAAAATTAAAAAGATCGGGAAGAAATTAATATTAAAAGATGAGGGGAAATAATACATGATAATTATATGTCTAAAAAATTCATAATTTATTAAAATATAATGATATGAAAATTCAAGTAGAATTAAATTTGGAAGATGTATTCGAGGAAGCTATGTACAATGAAGCGACGTTGAAAGAGGAGTTTACCAGCTCGGTCAGGTTAGCCGTAGTACGTGAACTTAAAGAAAAGTTCAAGAATGAGTTGATGAGAGAAATATCCAATCCGATATCACAGAAAATTGAGGATATAGCGAGGGAATCAATGAGCGATCTCATTGAGAACGCCAGCGAGAAGAAATATAGATTCAGGTTAGATTATATGGATGAGGAGTTAACAGTAGACGAGTTTATAAGAGGCAGGATTAAGAAGGTTGTAGACAGCAACATCGAGACAATGGTAGAATCAAAAGCCAAATCTTTTGTCAATGAGTTAAGGAGAAGATATGATATGGCGTTCGCTGCCTTTGTCGTAGATAACATGAGAAAGCAAAATATGTTGAAGGAAGATAAGATAGCTGAGCTGTTAAAGGATAACCCAAATGAGAAGTAGGGAAGATGCCAAAGGAAGACGGCGATCTGTGCTCATGACACCGCCCGTACCGGAGAAGGTCAGGGTATTATCCCCGGCATGGTATAGGGCGGCAGTGGAGTTTCAAGGTAGGCCGGAGCAGGAGCGACTAGCCTTTTGCTCGTGGTGTTGTTGTCATGGAGGGTGTAATTTGTGTATGGATATAAGCAAATACAACATAAAAGGGCTTAAGATATATGGAGGATAAGGTGATTATATACCATTTTATGATTTTAGTGTAAAATGGTATATAATAACCTAAGCGTATTAACTATTAATAATGTTTATTTAATTTAATTCAAAAACAAAATGTCTACTTTTGTAGACACATAAAAATTACACATATGAAAAAGAGTAAATTTGTAAAGGAGTTAGAGAAGATCATCGATATGGTTAAGGCCGAGGATGATGGTTTCGAGTATGGTGGTAAAGTCATTTTCTATAAAGAAGATGATGATAACTATGAAATCTCGGTAAAGAACATCGAGATGGATCTGACGGTAGAGGCCAATACTATGGCTAGTATGGATGATAGGACTTTTGCCTGTCTTATGAGTGAGGTCTATAAACAAAAGTTTACAAAGGCTATAACGATATCGGAGGATGAGGATGATGAAGACAATTGATAAGATGACCGATCAGGAGATATATGATCTTACTGATAAGCAGGTAGAGAAATTGATCGTAATAAGATGTGCGGAGGAAGGTGTCAGGTTTATGGATGAGCCTCCAGTTATGAAGACGTATGGCTATAAATCTATTTCTCCATCTCATTTCTTCTACTATTTGGAGGGCTTGAATATAGCCGTTCTTGATCAGAATGATGCTATTAAAATAGCTAAGTTATTAAGTGAATTTGATCTATACAGGACTAGATATGATTTCGCCGTATCCAATGAAAAGCTATACAGCAAATTGGATATAATTAATATCAAACATACTCCGATGTTTGATACGAAAGACGAGGAGACCTATAAGTCTATCAAGGATAAGAACGATAAGATTGAGGCGGAATATAAAGACCAGCTGGAGAGATATGAGAGAAATATGAAGAAAATGAGTAAGATTCGGGCCGAGATATGGGATAAAGTAGCCGATATAAGACATAGGATTGATAATATGAACTCTCTTAGGTCGCTTTTTGTAAGGGAATATCTACCACTGGTGGATAATGATACGGATAAGGCTATGATATTTTTCAAGAAGGCTTATGGCGTGGATGATGATACGGAAAGATATATTCGTGAAGGAATAAAAGATTATCCTTTGTTTAACAATAATATAGATTAAAATGCACAATTGGTTTAAATGTACGGTTTCTTATGAGACCGATGCCGAGAACGGCATGAAGAAGAAGGTAAAGGAAGAGTATTTAGTAGATGCCTTTTCTTATACCGAATGTGAGGCTAGAATCATAGAGGAGATGAAGCCATTCATCTCCGGTGAGTTTAGCGTGGATATAAAGAGGTTCCGGATAGCGGAATTATTTGCCATGGATGGAGACCGATTCTATAAGGTCACGGCTGATTATATTACGATAGACGAGAAATCGGGCAATGAGAAACGCAAGGCGTTTAACTACATCGTTCGGGCCAATGACCTTGATCATGCCAAAAAGAATTTCGAGGAAGGCATGAAAGGAACCATATCAGATTTCGTTGTCACTTGTATCAAGGAAGAGAAGAAACTGATGGACTTTTACGAGTTTGATGGTAAGATCAGGAATCCGGAGAAAAATGAGGATAGTAGGCAGTAAAGCTAGCTACGAAACCACGTCGTCCATAGCCGAGAAGTTGATGGAGATAAGTAAAATGGAGGGTACGATTTATCGTATCCTCACATTGTCTAACAAAACTTATCTAGCTTCTAAATTAGGATATAGCAGATCGGGGTTCTATAAGAAGATACAAAACAGGAGTTTTAATATCCGGGAACTAGCTCAGATATTCGATACGATCATCAACTTCAAGGATCAAGATTGGACTGAGGGTAAGATTAATAGGCTTAAGAGGTATAGGGCTATGAGCCTTATGGAGTTCAACAAAAGTTATAAAAAGAAAAAGGCATGAGAGGTAGGATGTTACCGTGTGAGAGATGTGGGAGGATGGTAACCATAAGGAGTAAGGGGTTGTGTCCCGCGTGCAGAGCCAAGGAGCTACCGCCAAAGGAAAGGGCGGCGATACGGGTGAAGACCAAGCCGAAGGGGAAGAGCCTAGCCGTTTTCTTTGGCGCCCATGTGGCTAGATTGAGCATGATAAGAAGATCTGCTACCGGCGCATATATACCATGTCCTGGGGTAAGCAACATATGCCACTTATACCCTAAACGGAAATATAAATCAGTTGCCGAGGATAATGATAACATTATCTACTTGACGGCTGATGAGCATACAAGATTCGATTATCTATTAGATACGATGGATTTCAGCCGGCTCTTGGACGAGTTTGGCAACGTATGGCTGTTGGCAGCCAGAAGGATGAGGGATCTCGCACCTAGAGTCGAGGAGGATGGTAAATTAAAAACCAGATTATTATCATGGACAGAAGAAAACGAAACATACTTATAGTTCTTGGATACGAGGCTATAAGTGATACGATATATAGAAAAGACTCGGTCATGGAAGTCATAAGTGACCAAGAGCCAATAGAGGATATGATATCTCGTTTAGAGAACAGGCATCATATAAATATAACGATGGTAAGTGATAGCAAGGTAGTTCTAGAGGATAGATCTGGGTTAATTATGAATATGCTTTCTGCGTGGCGATCATCATTACCAATATTAAGATCATATCATACAGATCCTAAATTTACCGCTTTCTTTGGCATATTAGACGTTTTGTCAACGATCCCAAAGAAAGATATAGCTGAGGAGGAAAAGCCTGCCGAAGAGCCTAAAAACGAGCCTAAGGAGGAGATGGAAGTTGAGTATGATCTGGAGACAGAGCAACAGTATTATGCCGCTGAATGGATAAAGGATATCCCGACACCGGTGTTATATAGAATGACTGTCGCCGGCAAACGTGTGTATTATGAGATGGATGTTGATGGGTATCCTATCATATACGATGGAGCCACTAACAATATCGCCAATGGGTATTGTGATACGTCTGGCGCCTTGGAGAAGTGGAAGAATGAGATGAGACTCAAAGGGAAGGATCCTGATGAGTACGCTAACTACAGGGCTGACTTAGGTACTATCATGCATTATCTATTTGGGTTGTATCTGACCGGGGTTAAGATAAAGCTGATCCCGACATGGATCAGGAAGGTGGTCAAGGAAGCCAAGCTAAGAATAGACAAGTATAGGATGGAGCGGATATTAGTGGATAACATTGATGAGCTGATAGAGGATCTAATATCATTTGCCATATTCTGCAAGGAAAGACATGTAAAACCTGTATTGATCGAGAAGATGTTGAGGTCAAGCAGGTTAAAGGTAGCTTCTTCGGTGGACGCAGTGGTGGAGATGGATAGCGAGCCGGAGATGGTGGAGATAGAGGTCGAGACAGGAGAGTTCTATAAGACGGGAGCCAAGAAAGGTCAGCCTAAGACGGAGAAAAAGAAGATAAAGAGATGCAGGAGGATATTCGCTATATTGGACTTCAAATCAAACAGGAAAGGCAATTTCTATGACGAGTACGCTTTCCAGCTTGAGCTATATAGAAGAATGATACTGGAGAATTACGGAAAGATATTGGAGATAGAGGAGATATATAACTTCGCTCCGGGTGATCCTACCGCTAAGACAAGTCAATATAAGTTGAAGAGACAGACTGACAACCCTATATTGAATATGGCTACCGTAGTATATCTTCAAGGTAAGTATAAGTTTGAGAAAACCAATTATACGGTTACGTCAAGGATCGGGTCTTTAGATATAGAGGGTGATTTTGAGTTGAATGATTTGATAAGAAAAGAGTCGCTGAGAGATTATATATATAGAGTGATGAGTGAGAGGAGAGGATGATGGAATTTAGGGAGTTCAATAAGAGCGTTCATCGGTATGAGCTGGATCATAGCAAACCAAGGAGGAAGCTGACGTGCCCGCAATGCGGCAAGGATAAGTGTTTTACGCCGTACGTGGACGTAACCACCGGTCAGATCGTTGGAGAGCAGTTTGGGGTGTGTGATCATAAAAATAAATGTGGTTACTTTAAATATCCAACAGGGAGCGAACTTGGGAACAATGATCTTTTTACCGATTCAAACAAAGTATTAAGGAGGTACAGATCTCCCGTGGATCCGGATATAGCCAACTGCATTCCGGTAAGCAAGATGTTTGAGACGCTTAATCCTTTCGAGACATCCGATCTTCAGGATTATCTATCCAATATCTTCGGATCGTATCATACCAATAGGGCATTTAGCTTGTATAAGGTGGGGATGATAAGATTCGGGGACTGGGGTAAGTGCTGTGTGTTCTGGCAACTGGATAAGAATTGGGTAGTGCGGACCGGGAAAATAATGGACTACGGGCCTGACGGGAAGAGGGTAAAGGTTCCCATGGATCACGTATGTTGGGTGCATATACTGGACGGTCAGGATTACCTGCTTAGGCAATGCCTGTTCGGGGAGTTTCTTATCAACTTCTATCCCAATGACGCTCCGGTGTATATAGTAGAGTCAGAGAAGACGGCTGTTATCTGTAACATCATGTACCCTAGTAGGTTGTTTATGGCCTGTGGCGGTATCCATATGCTGAAAAGGGAGATGATAGAGACATTGGGTAGGAGGCGGATAGTCCTGTACCCGGATAAGGGCGACGCTTTCAACGAATGGAGAAAGAAGGTAGACAAGGATATGAGGGGGATGAATATAGAGATAAGTAATTTTCTAGAATCAAAACCCAATATAAATGAGGGAATGGATATAGCGGATTATTTTATTATTAAACAAATTTACAATGGCAAAGGTAGTTAACAATTACAAGAAATTCAAGGTGCTTGAAATAACAAGACAGGAGATGATGGATAAGCTCACCAGATATGGGTGCTTAGGTATTTGCGATATGTGTAACAGACCTACGTCCGTGGGCTATTATGTAGCGGTAATCAATCAATGGATGTGCGAGGACTGTTATAATGATTTCATCAAATCGGTTGACAGGTATGAGGAGGATATGAGAATAGAGAACAGAAATTTTGATAGATTCTGCAATCTATTTAATGTTGAGATAGAAGAAAAGGTATGAAAGAACTGTCTTTAGCCCAGAAAGCTATGTTAAACGGATCCGTATGTCCATATTGCAAGATCCCATCCACTATGATAAATACGGTGGAGGGGAAGCAAGTTGGGTGCGAGAAGTGTAGGGCTTGGATGAGATCCGATCCTTTTGGGAAACCGATGGGGAGGCTGGCTAAGCCGGATCTTCTTAGGAGTATGGATATGGTAATGACTGAGATTAATATATTTGCGTATAGGACAAAACGGGATGTACAGGACATTTACAAAAGCCTATCTGGCGAATTGGATATACCAATAGAACATGTATCCCCATATAAGATGTCTTTGCCATCACTACTTAATACCATGAGATATATTGAAAAGTATGGCGATAATCATATACGGATATATGATAGAACCATGGTAAAGAAGGCTTGCCATAGGCACGGAGCGGTGGCGATCGGGAGCAACGCCTGCCACGGGTGCCCGGAGTTCCTGTTCCATGTGGTAAACAACACGACCGATACGGTGGTGTGTGATATGGATATGAGCTATGGCGACTGTATAAAGAAGAGAAATAATAAATTTGGTAGATAATATTAATTATATAAAAGATGAAGGTAATTTTTATTCATAAGCCTACTGGATATTATGTAGGAGGGTCGATGTTCGACAAGTCTTATTGCAAGGATAAGATGATAGAGAAAGGAATAAGTAAGGATCGAGCCGAGAAGTTAAGTGATATAATAGGCCCATACGCATGCATATGGGAGGTGGAGAACGGAGATGACCCTTATGAGAGTATGAGATCTAGGCTAAAGGATAAAGCTTCATATCTGGATGGAGAGGATCTTATCATGGAGAATTATGATGATGAGGAGGACGAAGAGGATGGGGAGATCGACTGAATATTACAGAACACATCCGGAAGCCAGAAAGAAGAAGGCTGAGACGGATAAGAAGATCAACGCCAGACCTGAGCAGAAAGCCAAGAGACGGGAATTGGGTCGCAAGAACTACAAGACCGATAAGTTGAAGGGGAAGGCTTATCGGAAGGGGAAGGACCTATGCCATACGGCTAAGGGATTAAGATATAAATCAAGATCAGCTAACAGAGGATCTAAATCCGATACGGCTGGCGATAGAAACGCAAGAGGATGAGTGAGGATAGGATATGGAGGTCATCCAAGGAGATCATCATGGATGCCTATGAGAGAATAAGAAAGTATCAGTCGGGGGAACTTCTGCCGGCTCATACAGGATATCCTTATCTGGACAAGGCTTTGCTGGGGGGGTTTTACCCCCAGCATGCGGTAGCCATAGGAGCTAGACCCGGAGTCGGCAAGTCTTATTTGGCGCAGAAGATCATGAGCAATGTGATGAATGTCAATATCAATCCACAGGCAGATGATTATGTATGGTTAAGATGTGAGTTTGAGATGAACCCGGAAGATTTGATGTTACGTTCACTATCAAAAAAAATGGGGAAAGACATACAAGATATACTCCTTAACGAGATGTCAGAAGATGAGGTAAAAGAAATGCAGAGATGCCTTAGAGAAGAGAACTCTAGCAGAATAACATACATCCCTAAACCATCAACCGTAGATGAGCTTCAAAACTTTCTGTGGAATGAGTATATGCCAATAAACAAAGATAAAAAAATGGTATTCGTGTCTATAGATCATACGGCCCTGATACAAGGTTCAGGAGACGCTAAAAGGAATATCGACTCGCTGATAACCATGTGCAATATAGCTAAGAGGACTTTTCCTAATATTTTCTTTCTTATAATATCCCAACTCAATCGTGATATCGAAGGACGACGGGATCCAAAAGATCATATGCCAAAGCAATCTGATTTTTATCAATCAGATACATTGGGACAGTTATGTACGGCTATGGTAGCGTTAAATATCCCGAAGAGATACGGGTACTCCTCATACATGCAATTTCCGCAAGGATGGTATCCTAATCTGGAACGTTTCAAGAGCGAGTCAAGACGATCCTTCCGTGTGGATGGATTATTGTTCCATCATATCGTAAAGGTCCGTCAACGGTCATTAGAGGAGATTGATGCGATACATGTAGATATCATGAAAGGATATGAGCGATATTATCCTGATGGAGGGGTGGTGCGCCAAGAAAGACCGGGAGGCTCGGATGCCCCCGTGGGTAGCGGCAAGCCGGACACGACCGTGGTGACGCTGCCGCCCCCGCCTCCCAGTATCCCGTTGGAGCAACAATATATACCGTCTAGTGATGATTTCAATATAGTACATGACGAAACACCTTATTGACATGAGATTGAGACATAATTACTTGCTTGTAGTGATAAAGGTGCTGGAAATGTTCTTGAAGACCGTATTGTCGGTTGAGGATAAGATGGGGATAAAGGAAATTATATCCTCGTTAAAGGAAATGGCTAAATACAGCATCAGATATATCATAAACCGGGAACGGGAAAAGGAGATCATGAGTATCTGTGATGAGGTATCCAATAAAGTACAGGAGTATAAAAGGATAAATGACAACTCAATGATATTGGAATTGGAGAGCCTAAAAAGGGAAGTTGTGGCGGTGGAGGATCTTCTTAGCTCATACAAGGGGGTTCTTGACGCCGAACTGGTGATAGCCGAGGATGATATCAGAATCATACGGGACAAGATCGCTATAAGCCTGAGGGAGGACGGAACATGTAAGAGCATGACTGATGCTGATAAAAGGGCTAGGGTGGACGTAAGATACGAGAGGGCGTTAGAGGATTATCGAATCCTTCTAAGATGCGCTAATACGGTTAGGGCTAAGATGTCGGTTGTAGGGCATCTTAACCAATCTATAAATCAATCTATATCAGTTGGTAGAGTTGGTATGGCTAATGAATCTTATACGGTAAAACAATATGAGAAAGGGAAAGAGATTATCGAAAGCAGACGGCCTTAGGGTATTGATAGGAGCTTACAATGCTATAGAATGTAGACGTGAGTTAACTATGTGTGCAGCTATAACCGAAACGGCTAATATGCTTGGATTAGTGGATAGAAAAAAAGTTTTAGCATATGAACTTATACCTGAGTTGAGGATGTTTAAGCCGATAAATAGTCGTATAGAGGAAGCTTGGTTCAATCTTTCCGATAAGTATACAAGGCTATATATATTACGCACGTTGATTAACATATACAACGATACCGATCATCCTGGTATAGTAGAGAAAATAGCTAGAAAGATTAGATCAATATTTTAACTCATTAGCTTATGTAGGTGATTATATACCATTTTACACAAAAAAAATGAGAAATGATATACATTTGTACGAAACATTATACTGGGTATCACTAATACCCTCTACCGGTTGCTCAAGAGTGAGATCGCCGGATTCTTTTACTGAACTAAACGTTTTTGATTTTACTTACCCAACGAATGTTTTAGGGTAAAACCTTATATCAAAGACCTCTTTTGCTCAACCGTCTTGTCCGAAACAAGGGACTATATGATTCGATTGGGTGAAACAAAATTAGAAAAGAAGAATATGAAATTAAATAACATGTATATGTTTTACAACATATATGGTATAAAATAGTATATAATAACCTATGTATATAAATTTTGAACAGATGATGACATCAGGATTAACGATGTCTGATGTCGGGTATCTTTTGATGATCCGGCAGAAAGAGGAGATGGCTAGCGTCATTCCAAAGGAGAAAATAGATAGTTATAAAGCATCTGGTTATATCGAGCTTCAGAAGAATGGGAAGTGGAAGATAACGCCAAGGGGAGGGTCGCTGCTGATGCTGATAGAGACACCCGGTCTGACACCGGAGGTCGAGGGGATCCGGGACCGTATCGTTGGGGTATATAACGATATGGGGAAGGATACAGGGGCTATTAAGGAGGTAGAGAAAAGGCTCGTATGGTTCGTGGCTAATACCAACTTCAAGGAAGAACCTATAGTAAGAGCCGTAATATCCCACATAGATCTTAAACGTGAGTATACGATGAGATTGGATAACTTGATCTGGAAACCATCAAATGTGTATAGCGTGCATATGAGTTTATCGGAATCAACGTTATTCGATACGATCATAAAAATGTATGGCATGACGTCTGACTTGTATCTTAGGGAGAACAAGAACAAGGAGCTGGCATGGTTGTTCGCCATAAGCCGGCTTCCGGATCCCCCAAAGAGAATGGATAAGGAATACGCTATCACAGGCGATGTTAAGATGGATATCGAAAGGATATCGGATATAAAAAAAGAATTAGGTAGAAGATTGAAAATGTCGATTTAGTATGGAAAGAAAAGAAGTTGAAAAAGTAGTCAAGGAGGCGATATTCGAGAAGATGGGTGAATTTAATGGTCTTGATCATGCCGCTCAGATAATAAACGAGGATAAGCTGGATACGGATATGGCTATGGATTCCCTTGATTTTGTAGAAGTCATAATGGAAGTGGAAAAGAAAACGGGTAAATGTATACCCGATGAGGCACTTAACGTCAAGCCTTATCACGAATTGACGGTAGGAGAGCTTATGGGTATGTTGTATGATTATCTAAAAGACAAATAAATGGATTTCGGATATGATGATTGGGAAGAGGGGCTAGAGACCCCTCTTGTCGATGATTGTGATGACGATCATGAGGAGGAAGAATATGATTTCAGTTAAGGAGTTAAGGCCGGGCAATCTTGTAAAAGACAAAGCTGGCGATATATGGAGAGTAGGGTGCGTTACCGGTATGTGTAATGAAAGTGGATCATTAATCCTTGAACGTAAGGTTGATGATGGGATAATGAAATGGTATTCAGGGGAAGATGATGTCATGCCTATTGAGATAGACGATAACCTTCTTGATGCTATCGGTTTTAAGAGTGACAAGAATAGGGACGTATATCGTGGACACGGGATGACCATGGAGGTTTTTGGCGACGAGTATTATCTCGGACTTAGGGATATGGAGGATGACCTGAGCGAGCTTATCCAGATAAGGTATTTGCATAACCTACAGAATATTTCGATGGATTTATATGAGCGTGACATAAATACGGAGAGGCTTTATGATCGTTCCGGAGAATAACTTGCTATGTAAGACCATAGGCGGCGAGAAGGTGCTTGCCGCATCCTACTCACAGATAGACACGTTTGTCCAATGTCCGTATAAGTGGTATAAGACTTACGTGGAGGGTCACAGATCCACGGAGAAGCACGAGGCTACGTCATATGGTACGGTTATCCACCAGACGATGGAGTACTTCTTCAAGAACGGATGCAGACCTTCTTATGAGGATATGAGTAAGGCTTTCAATTACTACGCCGATATAGAACAGATTCCTTTTGATAGCGTAAAATCCCAGATCGAGTCTATGCAACATGCGGCTAGGTTAATAAGATGGATTGTGGGGTTGTTTGAGAAGGATGCTGCTGGCAATTATAAGAAGGCATGGTCCAATCTTACGCCAATGGAGAAGGTGATCCGGGGGTCGAGGCCGGCCGGCGTGGAGGAGGACTTCGTCCTGCCCTATAAGCTACCCAAGCCACTTACTTTGGATGGCGTGACGTACGATAAGGTACATATCATAGGATCGGTGGACTGGCGTGGAGAGTATAAGACAAAAGACAGGATAGCTATGTATACGATAGACTGGAAGTCCGGGAGAAAGTTATTCGATGAGGATAAGCTGCTTCACAATCTCCAGCATCCGATATACGCCTTCTACATACTGAGAAAGTACAAGGTATTGCCGGATATGTGCAGCTATTTCTTTACCCGCATGCTGGACAATCAGAACGTGAAGGTAGATAAGGAGAAAGTAGAGAGATCGGTCAAGGAACTTAACGATATTCTCCTTGACATGTATGATTTCGAGACAAATAAAATAGATAGCTATCAAGCTCACGTTTGGGACGACGCCAAACAGGGGTATAAGTACGAGAAGCGCTACCTCATGGGACGCCAGCCGGCCTGCCTTGAACCCCGCCCCAAGCCCTTGTGTTTTTGGTGCGATTTCTCGATCCACAAACAAGGGACATGCAGGTACTCATCGGATTGGGATGAGTCAAAAAGAAAGAATAAAAAAGATTAACTTTATTAAAAAGCCTAGGTAAATATCTAGGCTTTAATTATATTTGTATCACTAAAAGAGCTAATTATGTACAAAAGTGAAAAAGAAAAACAGATATTAGATCTTCTGATGTCTAGAAAGGATATCAGGAAATTGGTAGAGAAATCAAATGAATGTTATTCTAAAATGGATTTCGTTGGAGCCATGAGATACCGGCAAGAGATAAAGGATATCGTAGATCAAGAATCTAAAATCATGTTGACAAAAAGTGAGTCTTTGATAGGCTTGATGAATAATGCTGATAATGAATATAAATTCAATATGCTGGTATGGCTACATTCCATGATGTGTATGGCGGATGTATTTAACGGGATATTGGAGGATTTCAAGGATGGGGTAAGAAAAGCCAATGGTAACTCCAAGTTCGTTAAGTTCGATAATCTGGATCGGTTAATGGCAGAATGTAAGAAGGAGATTGATTACCTGATGAAAGGCACAAGTAAATCATTCCAGATATCTTTTGCCGTAAGAAGCGATGAGCTAAGGGAGATGATAGAGAATATGGTTGGCGACAATATCCGGGAAGGGTATGATATGTTTAAGGAAGAGGCTAAGATGACCAAGGAGACAGACAGGAGCAAGATAGAGGAATTTAATAAAAAGCTTGACCATGATCAAATGTAATATAAAGCTAGGCGATATAGTCCATACCCAGATAGGAGTAGGAGAGGTGATAGCCATAAGCAAGACCAAAGAGACTTTGATGGTGAAAATGGACGATGACCGGGAGTGTGCGATAAGATTAGAGTACGTAAAAGACGTTTTTGATAACTACAGATCCAAATGATATACAAGTTAAGACCATATCAAGAGGAGTGTGTTAAAAGTATCTCCGATTACATAAACTCTGATAGGAGCGATCCGGTATTAATCGTAGGGCCGGTAGGTTGCGGTAAGTCACTGCTGATAGCAGAGGCGGCTAGATTGATGGGAGATAAGACGCTGATTTTACAACCATCAAAAGAATTGCTGCAACAGAACCACGACAAGATAACGTCGTATGGCATACCGGCTACCATCTACTCCGCTTCCTGTGGTAAGAAAGAGCTGTCTAACATGATATACGCCACGTTAGGGTCTATCAAGAAGGTTGTTGATAAGCTTAAGGAGATGGGGATCAGAAATGTATTGATAGATGAGGCTCATGCTGGTTATAGCCCGGAGGATGGTAGCGAGTTTATGACATTCATGAATGAACTGAAACCGAAAAAGGTGATAGGGTTTACAGCCACGCCATGTAGACTTAAAAACATGTCGATAGGACAGACATCATATTCCCAACTTAATTTCATCACTCGTATGAGACCGGTATATTTCAAGAACCTGATTCACGTGATACAGGTAGAGGAGATGATAAGGCAAGGATTTTGGACACCTCTTAAATATGAGACATGGGATTTCAATGGGGATGCCCTTAAACTTAATTCTAACGGCTCCGAATATACGGCTGAGTCTATTAGTGAGGCGGTGAGAAAAAACGGCTTAAACAACCTTATTTTACGTCGGTTGATGGTATTAAAAGACGTATGCAGATCTATACTGGTATTTATGGATTCTGTTGAGAGCTGTAATACTGCCGCCGAATGGATGAACGCCAAGATATGCGCTGGCATGGCGGAGGTAGTTCACGGAGGCACGCCAAAGAAGCAGCGGGAGGCTATAGTCGAGAGATTCAAGTCAGGTGGGACGAGGGTAGTGTTCAACTATTCCGCCCTCGGTACGGGATTCGATCATCCGGGTCTGGATTGCGTGATAGTAGGGAGACCGACATTCTCATTCTCATCGTTTTATCAGTGGCTTGGAAGGGCAGTCCGTATAAAAGACGGAAAGGATAGTGCTTTGGTCGTTGATTGTTGTAACAACTCGTCAAGGTTCGGTGATATAAGGAAACTTAGTATAGAGAACTACAAAGGATATGGATGGGGGATGTTTATCGGCGATAAGCTAATAACTAATATCCCGATGGGGGATAAGGTAACGAAAACAGATCTGGATATCAAAGCAGCCAAGAAAGATCGTAGGAGGGGGCTGGCGCAGGGCGTAACCGCCGCCCCTGTTCCCGGGAGACCGGATCATCCCCTTGGCTCTACGGTAATGACATTCGGGAAATATTGTGGGTGGATGTTGCATTCGATCCCAGTATCGTACTTCAAATTCATGAACGAGACATTTGACTGGGATAATGATAGGAACAAGGATATAAAAGAATACATAGATTTTTTAATCAAAAACAATAGATTATGACAGGATGTATATATCATGAGGCTGATCTTGACGGAGTAATGTCAGCGGCTATAGTAAAAAAGTATTTCAAAGGGGACATTGATCTTCTTCCTTACAATTACGGCAAGGAAATACCTGACGTGAATAAATATGATAAGGTGTTTGCAGTTGACGTGTCATTTGGAAACAGAACAAGATTCCTTTTCGATGAGTGGAAAGAGAAAGGTATAGATGTCGTATGGATAGACCATCATAAGACCGCCATAGACGATATGAGGGATTACGAGGTAAAGGGCAAGAGACGTATCGGAACGGCGGCTTGTGAGCTTACGTGGGAATATCTTTTCGATGATATCGAAACCCCTGACGTGGTAAAATTATTGAGCGCTTATGATGTATGGGATCATGATCGCTTCGAATGGAGTGATGTCATGGCGTTCCAATACGGGATGAGAGGATATTGTGGTCTTGACGTGGATATGGCGGCAAGGGCCATGGATGGCGATCATGACTTCATATATGACATGATAAGGAACGGGGAGGCGATACTGGAGTATATCGTTGAGAAAAACAGGGGCGAGATAAATATATTCTCATTCGAGGCTGATGTATTTGGGTACAAGGCTATATGTATGAATACCACGGAGTTTAACTCTACTACATTTGAATCTATGTATAACCCTAAAAGACATGATCTGATGATGCCATTTTGCTGGAACGGAAGATTCTTTAGATGCTCGTTCTATACCACCAAAGAGGAGGTGGATGTCTCGGTGCTGGCACGCAAGGCCAATCCCGGTGGAGGCGGTCATAAGGCGGCTGCCGGCTTCCAACTTAGCGTGGAGGATATGATGGGATTCTTGAAAGAGAGGAGGATGTGATATGGTAGGATTGATATCTATTATTATAATAATAGTAATCTCCTTTGTCATGATGATGGAGGGATGGGAAAAATATGATTCACAAAAGTTTTACACAGGGCTGCTTGTGATAGGTATAAGTATCATAATGATATTTCCAGTAATGCAATATAATATGGAGAATATGAAAAACGTATGCAAATTCAAGAAACTTAACGAAATGAAGCTAGATGATTACGGCTTCGGTTTATTCGAGTACAATGGCGTTCTTTATTTCAAGGAGGCAGAGGGTGAGAGATGCTTTGATGTAAGAAGCGGGAACGAGGTTATTATCGGGAAAGATAAAATTGTAACGGCCTTGGAGGATTGATCATGAGAAAACTTGACGACACCAACAGGACAAGAAAGAAAAACGTACGGCACTCGTGGGTAAAGGCGGGGCCGGGGATCCAACGCTGCGCTATTTGCGGAATTACGAAGCAAAGCGAGTGGAGAGACGGGAAGACCTCGCATTGCGTATATCTATCATCTGGTGAGCTTTATTCTATGACAGGAGAGACACCGGAATGCAGGGATCTTAGTGAATTTTATTAATAAAACAAAAAGGAGTTTGAAATGAAAGAGGAATTTAGCAAATACGACAAGGTTGTTTATGATGGTGAGGTATTTGAGGTACTTGAAACCGCCGACAATACGGGGATAATGAAAATAGAACCGTTATTTGATGAGATATATAAATTTATTTGGGTTGATGAGGAGATGGTTGTCTCGTTAAGCAGGGCTATCAAGTTAAGGCTTATTGATGATGAGACGGCAGATGAGGCGATGAATTTCGGGAAGCCAAAAATAGGAGACGCGGTGGTGGAAAGCGGACCGCTTGTAGGGAAAGACGGCAGCGGCAAGGACGACCGGGCCGACGGCAAGCTTCGGTGGGATCTCCTTCCTTTGGCTGAGATAGAGGATATCGTGAGGGTATATACGGAGGGGGCTAAGAAATACGCCGACAATTCATGGCAGAATATACCTGATGGATTTGAGAGATATAGAGCGGCTTTACTTCGCCATATGACGGCGTACATGAAAGGCGAGAGATATGATAAGGAGACAGGGCTGATGCATTTGGCACAAATTTGCTGGAACGCCATAGCGTTATTATATTACGATAAACATAACAAAGGGTTAATAGAATGGAAGGATCAGGAGAAATAATAGTAGACGAGAAATTAAAAGCTATTGACAAAAGGACTGGTAGGTACATTAATGTGATCGCACGTACTATTGACAATGGTACTTCATTCCCGATAGTTAAGTACCTTGATAAGAATCGTAAGGAGCTGAATTATGATTGTGTAAGGCATCTTAATTTTGATATAGACATAGATTGGGAGTTGAGAAGATATCAGATCGTAAAAGATTTATTGTCCAACGATTTCGATGGGAGGAGGTTGAGTGTAGATGAGGTAGATAACGCTATATTTACAGCGGATTTAATTATTAACAAATTAAAAACTATTTAAAAATGGCAAGAATTGATTTTTTCACGAAGAAAGACGCTGAGTACAGCGATTACATGCGATATATTATCGCCAACACGTTACAGGAGTATGAGGGTGAGGTCACGTTAAACCAGATCCCGGAGAACAAAGCCACGGATGAGGAGATATCCAAGTACGGTATAGAGGTATATCCTACTATTATCGTCAGTGGAGATAATATGGATGGCTTTAATAAACTTGAGGGGATGTGCAGAAAGGCTGATCTTATTAACGTCATGTCATTATACGATAAGAAATAGGCTCATGACGCTAAGTGATAAATATTTTGGCTGGAAAGATATATTCTTTGACAGGTTCGTGTATTGTTGTAATGAAAAAAGTGACCAACCACAAGGGAGTAATATACCTCTAGCCAAAATAAACTTCGACAACAAGACGGGATATGTGGAGGACGGGACTATTAATATAGCCGAGCTTCTTCAATATCTTTGGATAAATAATAAGGTCTATAGGTGTGAATATGCGCCCATAGATATATCTTCCGCCTTGCAAACATTGATCAGATTGACCGAGAACGCTAAACATATGTTTGAGGATCAACCGGGTGTATATGACATGATCCCATATAGAGGGTTTTTCCTTAGAGATGACTTTTCATCCGGGAAAAATTATTCACTTGATTTGGATAAAATAGTGAGCGGGATGGGAGGATGGTATGGGGAGGATGAGGATCCATGCTACTCGATGTTCGTCAGCCAAGATCAGATATGGAACTTGAACCCGATATTGAAGGTATTAGCTGATGAGGGATCTATTCTAGCCAAGGAGCTTGGGTATGATATGAACTCATATGTCAGCGATAATGGATACACGATATACAACCCATATCTGTCATGGATCAATCATTACTATCATTATTGCCCGACATTTAATGAGGATAAGCTGAAACCTTGGGATAGGGTGGAAGACAGAAAGAATAAATTCAAGATGACGGATAAGGTTAAGAGAGGCGCCAATAATTGGTATTATTCAGGCGGGACTATATCTTGTGTGGATAATTTCTTGGGGAAAGAATACAGGAAAAATCTCCGAACCTTCATATATCGTGGAATAGTATTCTTTTTAGATCGGATATGGCATACACCATTGTTTGAGAAGATGGGCGTGAAAATGAAATACAACGCTTATTATTGTTATGCCGCTACTTCCGGGATATGGTATGATAATGGATTCAAGGAAAGACTAGCCAAGAGGTTTAACAAGTCGCTGGGCGGCGACGGGGAACTGTTCGGGGCTAACCTAGCCTGCATGGTATGTGACCGTAAGGATATCGATTGGGAGGCGCTTCGTCTTTGGCTTGACAAATACGATGATCCTACTGATAAGGGCATGGTGAATAGCCCTATTCAATTTATGTATTTATATTTATATTACACTTTTAACAAATAATTTGAAATGAAGAAGATAAATAACTGGGTTATAAGAACATTTGGGTTGAGAGGCTCATGGAGCTGGGCTAAGAAACAGATGTTAAATGGAGCGATCATTAAACGTAAGTCTACTACAGGGACATACAAAATAGCTATTGATGATGACAAGAATAGGTTACTTGTAGCTACATGGGATCATCTAGATCAAAGTCCTGTATGGGAAAGGTGCCCGCATAGTTTATTAGATGAAGATGCGGTTGATTATTTTGTCACAGCTCATAAGGAATTATCATATGGAGGCATAAAGATCAGGATGAAAGATGAATTTAATTGTAACGATAAAATATCGAAAGTATGAAAAAGATTACCGATAAAGACGTAGAGGCTCTTAAAGCCGGGAAGAAGGTGACAAAAGGTTTTATCCATATGCAATTGGATGATAAGGGAAGATTGAACTTGTGGAGTGATATCAATATAACTGACAATGGTGATTATATATAACTTTACACCGGGTTTATATAGTTACGATTAACAAACGATACCGGATGTACGCCGGGAATTAAAGCACGTGAAGAGACCTCTTTAGAATCAGTTTCGTGTAAGCGGATTCAACAATGTCCCTATGAAGCGTGAAAATATGCTTTTGGTGTAGAAAAGTATATAAGTACCTAAATAAAAACAGGATTTATGAAAGCGGAGAAAAATATGACAGTGCAAGATTTGATAGACGAATTGATGCTTGTCAAGGATAAGAGTAAGGAAATAAGGGTTGTTATAAATACGAATGATTATATAACATCCTACCCTGCCTCTTTATCTGATATGTCTATAAAAGAGAAGGGAGATATAGTCAATGATCATTTTGATGATACAATTGCTATAGAATTGCATAAATAAACGATAAACAATATGAATGTATTATCATTGTTTGATGGGATATCATGTGGATATCTAGCATTACAAAGAGCCGGTATACCTATTGGGACTTACTATGCCTCAGAGATAGACAAGACATGCATAAAGGTAAGTCAAAAACATTTTCCTAATATTATTCAATTAGGGGATGTTAATAACTGGAGAACATGGGATATCCCTTGGAAAGACATAGATCTGGTCATGGGAGGATTCTGTTGCCAGAGCTTCTCTAGCTCAGGTAAGGGTAAAGGATTCATGGACGCTCGTGGAAGGCTTTTCTTTTGCTTCTCGGACATCGTAAAGCATTTAAGGAAGGAGACCAAAGGTAAGGTCCTGTTCTTGGGCGAGAACGTCCGGATGCGGGATGAGCATCGCCGGGTGATAACGGAAGAGCTGGGCGTGGAGCCGGTGGAGATCGATAGCGCCTTGGTCTCGGCACAGACCCGGCATCGTCTTTATTGGTGCAATTGGTCGGTAGAAATGCCGAAAGACAAGCATATATCATTGGATGATATTTTAGAGCATGACAAGGGATGGAATCCGGGAGCCATAAGAGGAAGATATATAGGAGTCATTGTCGGTAGAAGGATAGGAGAGGACGGGCATCGAAAGGATTATGACAAGAACGTGAAAATAACGCAATGTTTGGAGGTAAGAAGGGATAAAAATACTGTTTCTATTAAGAAAAGTAATTGCCTGACAACAGTCATGAAAGATAACGTGATATCATCATTACCGCCCGGAAGATATCTGAACGCCTTTGACCTGAAAGATAAGTTCAGATACCTGACTCCTGTGGAGATATGTAGGCTACAGACATTGCCGGATGATTACCTTGATGGGATAGCCCCGAATACGGCCATGTCTTTAGCTGGAAACGGATGGACAGTGGATGTGATAGCCCATTTGCTAAGAAGCATAGAGCGTAAGCAGATGAATGATATTGTAAAGGAGTTTCGCAAGATCACTGATGAGCTTATGTTCGGATCATCAGAAACGGGTACTAATGTGACATGTGATAAACATGAGCAAAATGAAGCCATACGGAAGAGTCAAAACAGTTAAGGGGTCTTCATGGAAAAAGGATATACATCCACCAAAAGGACACAAGAATTGGTGGGAGGATATATGTGATCCTATATCTAGAAGTATTATGAAATTAAATTTCAAAAAGGAAATAAACAATCAAATTTGGTATGAGCAAAAGCAGGGAAATGATTAAACAGGAATTAAATTTATCAGATCAAGAATATAACTTTCTTGAAAAATATCAATCTATGAAATTATCACAGAGGTTTGGTAATGTTTTCGATAGATTAAAAAATGATAAGTCTAAAGCAATTTACACTCATGATGGGTCAATACAGTTGTTTTATATACAAGGTAAAAGAGTAGATAAAGAAGAATGGGATAAACTTCATAGATCATGATAATTACTAAAAAATGGTCAATGCCGAATAAAGAGACATTCAGCATAAGACCGATAAGGGAACTTATAGACAAATATCGAGAAGAGGGGATGGTTATAGTGGATCCGTTCGCCAGAAACAGCGATATAGGGACGATCACCAACGATCTTGATCTTGAGACTAAGGCTATGTATCATAAAGACGCCACGGACTTCCTACGTGGTCTTAAGGATAATATAGCTGATATGGTACTATATGATCCACCATATTCCGCTAGACAGGTGTCCGAGTCATATAAAAGGCTTGGAGAATCTGTTAATATGCAAACAACACAATCTAGTTATTGGACTAGACAGAAGAAGGAGATAGCTAGGATCACCAAGAAAGGAGGGGTGGTCATTACCTGCGCGTGGAACTCCGGCGGTATAGGGACCGGGCTTGGCTTCGAGCAGCAGGAGATTCTTCTCGTGGCTCATGGGGGATGGCATAATGATACGATCGTTACGGTAGAAAGGAAAATGAAATTATGAAGGAAAGAATATTCACCACAAAAGAACAGGGGAGGGTGCTGGTCGAGGCCGGCCTCCCTATCTCCACCGCCAGCGGTTTCAGAGACAAGTATCTGGATCAATTACATTCTATGGAGGATGACGCTGGTCGTATAGGACTGATCGAGGCCGTTACCCCGGATATATCCAACCCTGTTTGGGATGTAGGGACGTTACTGAATTTACTCCCATATGAGATAGAGGGTTGTACATTAGAATGTTATAAGCTAAAACATGCATGGTCTGTAACGTATAGAGATATAGATGAGATTCCTATGTATTGGAGTAGCGAGAAACTTCTTGTAGACACATTGTTTTCGATGATGATGGAATTACTTAAACATAAGATTATATGAACATAAAGCAAATAACAAAATTAAGGTACAAAACGAAAGATAAGCCTCCTATAGAAGGGGTTCCTCTTTTAGGATACAACAAAAAATATAGTTGTCCGTGGGAAGTAATGTACAGGAGAGGGGATAAGTACTACACCTGCATGAAGTATGATGCTGAATTTGAAACATATCCACCGGAAGAATACGAGTATTTATATCCATGAAAACATGAAACAAGTAACAAGAATAAGATACAAAACGGAGGATAATCCGCCTATGGCTAATGTCCCTCTTATAGGATACAGCAAAAAATATGACTGTTGGGTAGCGTTAGTATACAGAAAAGGGGATAACTATTACACCAATATGGAGTGCGATGTTGAATATAAGACATCTCCTCCAGATGAGTACGAATACGTATATCCGTGAGAACTAGAAGGGATATATTTATATTTAAGCATGATTAATATTATTTTAATATTATTCATGCTTTTATTTTTGTTTAAATCATATCTTTGTATCAACATTAAAAACCAGATTATTATGGATGGAGACAAACAAAAAGTCAATGAACTTACGATGAGGACGCTGGGTTCTCATTATGGCGGATATGCCTATGTAAAGGTAAAAAATCGTCAAGCTGATGTAAAGATAGATTGGAAGTTGTTGAGAGCTATAGAAGAAGGAGAGGTGGAGATAGACAACGAGAAATACCATCTATCCGGGATAGAGTATGTAGCTAAAAGATATCAGGACATGTTTTACGCTGGTCGTGATATTTATTATTTCAAGGGCATAGGAGGGCATGGGATGACCGATCTTCTTAGAAACGCTATAGATGATTTACTAGACACCATAAGTAGTAGAGAGGCTTATCGTAGTGCAGAGCATAGAATGTACGCCCAAATGAATCAACTTACTGAAGCGGGAGCTATGATCAGCTTAGCTATTGAATTACTAACATCTAACATCCGTCATAGTTATGGAGAAATTAATTTTGAACGATATCCAAGACCTGTGGAGGTGGAGGGAGAAGATAAACATCGATGACCTCAAAGAGGATCCTATGGCTGAGGACATGCCGTTATATTTCCCGTGCGCCGTCGTATGGCATGTGAATTGGGGTGAGCATGACGCTGATAATTATATATGTTATGGATTTGTTTATGTAGCAGAAATATTAGGGATATGAACATTAAAAAACAGATAATTCTTGACGATAAAGACTATGAGCGATTAGTGCACGATGCTAATCTCAGTAATGATGAGATAAAAAGCAGAATCGCCAACGCTCTAACCACCGATATGGTATTTAGCTTCGATTTCGATGTAAACAAAAAAGTTACGGGGAATATGAGGATCGAAAGCGCCACCCATAATCTAGGATATAATGAATATGATAATATCGTAAGGGCTAGAGACGAGAATATTCACCATGCTGTTTATACAGCTATATATGATTATCTTGAGAAAATAAAGAGAGATAATAATGAGCTAAGCGCAAAAGATTGGATATTATTTACATCTATAATCTTATTCGTTTTTGGGATGGGATTTGCAGGTGGATGGTTGGTATTTAATTGATTAAATCATGGGTAATTTAAAAGACATACAAGATATAACCGGTCTTACGTCAGAAGCTATATTCAATATACGTAAACCTGTTGATTATATGTGCAGTGATATAGACAGTCATATAAAAGATATCAGGGCACAATGTGATTATATGATGGATGGGGATGAGAAGGATGTTAAATACTATTCAAAATCAATCAAATCAGACGTAGATTCTTATTTCGAAGACATACAGTCAAAGGTCGAGAATCTCCGTGATTGGGGAGAGCAGTGGAAAGCATTGGCTAAAGACTTGTTTAATGAGTTGCTGGAAATAGATAGCGATAATACTATAGACAGCTATCTGTCTTATGAGGCATTGGAGAAGATTAAGGAACATTTAAAAAATCAATAGATATGAGCAAATTGCTATTTTTCGATTTAGAGACAACCGGTGTTAAGTTCTGGAGAAACGGGATACACCAAATAGGAGGGATCGTGGATATCGACGGGCAGGAGACTGAGAGGTTCGACATCCGCCTAGTCCCGAACCCTGCCGCCACGATAGAGCAAGAGGCGCTGGATGTGGCTGGTGTTACCTTGGAGCAAGTGCAGTCGTATCAGCCTATGGAAGAAGGGTACAGGCAGTTAGTTGGTATATTATCCAAATACGTGAATAAGTTCGATAAGAGGGATAAAATGTATTTGGTGGGGTATAACAACGCCGGATTCGACAACAACTTCCTACGGGCTTTATTTACCCAATGTGGGGATAAGTATTTCGGATCATGGTTCTATCCTAACTGTATGGATGTATATGTTATGGTGACACCGTTCCTGATGGGTGTAAGAAACGATATGGAGAACTTTAAGTTGATGACCGTAGCCAGAACTATGGGTATTGAGATCGACGAGAATAAGCTTCATGACGCTACTTACGATATTGAGCTGACTAGGGATATTTTCTATCGTATAATCGGTAAAATGGATGTTAAGTTATGAGAAGTATCTTAGAGGCGATGCATGATTATCCGGATGAGGCTCTTGGGCTATTTTTCTTTTTGATAGTGGTCTTCTGGTTATTTTCAGGTATATTCGAGAAAAAAGATGAATGATAAACTCGATAAGATACTGGATCTCCTAAGATCTCAAAATGAAATGATCAAGGATATTCACGACTATGTGAAAGAAGTTACCAGCGAGAAGTATATAGGGGAGTCTAGGATGACAAGCTTCTCTATCAACTTGGCCGCTGATATACTTACCGAAGCCATTAGCCCTAAGATAAAGGAGATGATGGTGAATTTATTAAGGAAACAGGGATGGAAAACCGAATGAGACATGGGAACATATGAGAAGAAGGTAAATCAGTTAAAAGATTTGATGAGAAGGAAATACAAATCGGCTTACGACAAGTCAAAGGGAATAGATATAGATATAAGCTCGATAATGTATCTCCCGGTACCAAATGAATTTAATGATATGGATATTGAGAATATGTATGTTATTCTCGATAAGATTAAAGATATTATAGATAACAACAGGGATAAGCTCAAGAACCCGACTTGCGGCACATGCGTACATCTGCATGATAATGAATGGGCGAAAAGATATGGCAAGGTATGTTGTTCTATTTGGCAGGTGTGTGACCATTATATAAACCCTAACAGGAAACATAATAGGAAACAAACAACATACGTAAGGCGTCCAAGCAACAAAGCTTGTCCTAATTATGAGTATGGTGATGATAATTTTGAAAACAGAAGAAGATGTATAAAAGAAAAGAATACCCAATAAAGAGCTATGTGCCGATGCGCACCAACAAGGATAGGACGTGTATCTGCTGTGGCGATACGATCCCAGCCGGCAGCAGCAGGATGATACCTAGACACGCTAAGGCAAATCACGGTCTATGTTTCCCGTGCTTCAGGAAATGGAGAGATACCGGAGGAGATCTTAAGCTTATGAACAACCCAGGAGATGCGAAGAAAGAATATGTCATACATATGTCTAATATCCTGAAAGGGAATTGTGATATAATAAAAGGTCGAAAGCTTTACGTGGCTTTTAAAAAGGCGATAAACGGCGGAAAGAAGATCGTTATCAAATTTGACACTGATCAACCGATATCTATGTCAACAAGAGTCATGAATCCTTCATTCGGGGAGATTATGGATGAGTACGGCAAGGACATATTCCAAGGTAATCTCAAACTGGTAGATGTCCCAAAAGGAGTTAAAGACTTGATAGTTAGCTATATAGAAAAATATCGTAAATTATGAACTTCAAGACATTTATATTCATGATCCTGACATTCAGGAGAGTAGATCCTATACCTAGGAATATAGGTCTTATGTTAAGTACAACGTTCTGGATATCTATAGTATGGATAATATCCAACTTTACTATATTGATAATGAGATTAATAAAATAGACAAGATGAAACAAGGAGACGTGATATACAAGAATGGTGTGGAGCTGCTTGTGGTATTAAGCTACGACCATAATGAACCATGTAAGGGTTGCTTCTTCTACGAGGATAAGGCGTGCGGATCAGAAAGACTGATAAAATGCTGGGATTGTAAAAAGGAATATATATTCACGGCTATACGTAAATATAATACGACTGAACTGTGCGGAATAGTAAAAAGATATGAGGAGACGTATAAGATAATACTTAAAACAATCAAGAAGATTGAGAAAGAATGTCAAAAATATGTTATCTGGGATACTGTGCATGTGATGTTGAAAGATGATGGAGAGCTTATTATAAAAGCCTTATCCAAGGATAAGTCCGTGCTTTTAAATGATTTCATTATATACATCAACAATAATGGGAGTATAGACGAAGAGGACTATGATCTATTATTAACTAAATAATTGATAGTACAAATGGACAAATCAAACAAAATAGAGAATCTAGCAAACAAGTATGTTGAAAGGCATATAAGAGATAGACATCTAAGCGATGATACGATAAAAGAAATAAAAATAGCTTATATTATGATTATAAAAGATTTTATAGCTATTGTCGATAAATCTACATCAATGAATGAAGATGATATAATATACGTCGTTAACAACATATCATCAATATTATATGAACCTGTAGAAATCTCTAATACCGATAAAAAAATATTGGAGATAGGGATAGCGCTAGGCCTAAAGAGCGCCATATCATGTATATTTGGTTCATTATTAAAAGATGATTGCAATATAAAAGATGAGATAATTGATATATCTAAACATATAAAAGAAAAATTAATATCAGATAATCATGGATAATAAACAACTTTATAAAATAACGTTGACAAGGGAGCAGCTAATGCTGATATCCCAATGCGTGGAAGACATCAGTAGATTCGCCGCTGGCGACATGGACCTACAACATACGACAGATACGTTGATAAATGATATGGATGGAGCGGAAACGCTGGGGATAAGAAGCTTTATAGTCAATAACTCACGAGCGATAAGAAGAAGACTGTTCCCTGATCTTGGGGATTATGAGCATATAGGATATGATGGGGGTAGTAAGGATAAGATAAATAGGAAGAGACTTATCGGTAACACCTACCAGATATATAGGTCGATATTACATCAGTTGGCCATTGACGAGAACTGGAATAACGTGTATAGTGATATCACGTTGCCTTCAGGTGATATGGGAACAATTAAAGTGGAGAGGGTTGATGATGAACGGGAAAGTAAGGGCGTTTAACGGGGATATGGGTATGGCGATGTCCGTATTCAAGGATATGGTAGGGAAGGTAAGATTTGTTTTTGCCGACCCTCCTTATAAGATAACCCAGGCAAGATACGACAAGGAGGGATTTGATTATAAGGCGATGTGGGAGGTAATCCAAAAAATGCTGTGTCCGTACGGGGTGGTAGCCGTCACCTGTTCACTCACGGCGGCGGTCGAGATCATGAGGGTCGCCCCAGCGGGATGGTACCGGTACGACCTTGTTTGGCATAAGACTACCCCTACCGGTTTTCTTAACGCCAAGAAAGCTCCATTAAGAAATCATGAATTGATACTTATCTTCTCACCTATGCCACTTGGGAAGCATACATATAATCCCCAAAAGACTTATGGTCATGTCAGGAAAGTATCCAAGGCCTCTAGTAAAGCAGGGTGCAAGGAAACGGAATTATACGGCAAGACCGGTCTCACTACATACGATAGCACGGAGAGATACCCGCTATCGGTCATGACGTTCAAGACAGACAGGCAAAAATCAGCCGTCCATCCCAACCAGAAGCCGGTGGAGTTATTAAGATACCTGATACGGGCATACACGAATCCGGGAGATACGGTAATGGATCCGGTAGCCGGGAGCGGAACGACAGGGATAGCGGCTTACGAGGAGGGAAGGGACTCCCTGCTTGTGGAGATAGACCGTCAATTCTTTGATGAGATGATAAACAGATTTAATAACAATAACATTAAAATAGATAGAATATGAATAAGATTGAAGAACTGGAAAACAGTTAAACGAAGAAATAAGCAAGATACAAGTTAATCTAAAGGAGAAGCACAAATGGATTGTTGGAAAATATGTCAAATATAATGATTCTCTTATAGCAAGAATAGATGATATACATCATATTCCTATGCTTTCTAAGAATGGCTATACAAATTATTTAAAACCAGATGATTTTATTTTCGTAAACGGCACTGTAGTTCGTTACTCTGTCAATAGTAATTGTTATTCTTTAGCAAAAGAAAGAATACAAGTGCAGATAAAAGACATAATAGATATGCCTGATGAGGAATTTGAGAATCTGGTAGAACGGTTGTTCAGTGAGGCAAAAAAGAACTTACTATGAGCTTATTTGTATGCGCTAAATGCGGCTGTATCGATAATACCGCCACGTCTAGTTACTGGATGTTGACAAACGAGTATATGGTGGATGAGTTCGACTATGCCAAGGAACTACAGCCGTACAAGGGCATGGGGCTGTGCAGCGAATGCGGGAGGCTTACTACCTCCCCGGACGGACGTGATGTCGTGGTGCCCGGTAAATGGCATGGGAAGTTCCCGAAGGAGAAGGCTACCGAAGAGCAGTTAAAACATGTAGGATATAAAAATTTGATAAGATGAAAAAAGGGCAAGTCAAAATATACGAAGGAAAGGCATATGTGGCTATTCCTGAGATAGAAGAAGAGAGTTGTACGGGATGCTGTTTTTACGACAAAGGAATTTGCTCAATAGATCATGCTAATGATCCTAATTGCCTTCATAGCGGCATGATCTGGACACAAAAAGAAGATAGTATAAGCGATATCAAAGAAAAGGCTATTAAATTGGCTATAGAGGCCATGAGACCTATCCCCGTGTATTCGTCACCATGTTATAGCATAAACGACAATAGATCACCTGAGGAAAAGCATGAGGAGGAGATGAGGTTTTGTAAGGATCTTAACGACCTAAGATGTGAGATGCTTATTGATATGGCTAAAAAAATAGAAGTATATTTATCACATAATTAGTTATCAGAGTTTAACAACTAAATAAACCAAATATGGGAAAGATATATTTTACTGATGCGGGAACCGAATGCACCCCGGAAGAATGTAAGCTGATTGAATCATTAAATAGATTAGCGAAGAAATGGGAGAAGGATGGCAAACGTCTTTGGTTGTATTCCGCTAGTGGAGTTCTTACCGTTATGATGCATGGTGATAGGGAAGATAACCCTATACCTGAGATGCTTCCTAACGCAGGGACAAATCCAGATAATATTATAACTACAATATTAGGAATAGGTAATGATGGAGGAGATTGGTAAGCAAATTATAATTCATGAAAATAGGAGAACAGACAATAGTATTTTTAGCCGTGAACAAAAACGGTGACGAGGTTATTCTTGACAACGCCCCCGCTCGGCAAGGAGAGATATGGACGGACGAGAGGTCAGCGCACGACGAGGAATATTTCTCTGTCGAGGATCACAATTCGGCGATCGTACTTCCAAGAGGTACAATCTATAAGTTAGCAGGTAGGCACCTGACGTGGGAGGATGACCCTATATCTCTTAAATCCGTCATTGAGGAACTTCCTCATGAACTTCGCAAAATGAATATGATTAAACATAAGGTCTGATAACAGTAGAAGGATAGGGTGACAATCTCCTATCCTTCTATTATTATGTAAATCCATTTTTGGATTACATTAAGCATCAATAGTATAACTATTTATTTATACCCATCTTTCTTTCCTTGTTATCAAACATTCCATGCAAAACTCAGTTATCATACATACAATTGTCGATCTTCCCTCAGTAGGGTTTTTACCATTTTGGGCAAAAACTTTATAATCAATATCTATTATCACCAGTAAGCGCTCTAATAGCCTTGCCTTTATCAGAATGATTACAGTGAGGGGCATCATATCGTAAACCTACCATATTTCTCAAAAACGCTCCTTTTCTTTCTTGACAATTCTTCCAGTTTAACAAATCCCTTTAATGTTATCATAACAGTCACGGCCTTAGCTTCCCAATATTCATCACCGGGATCAGATCCATATATAACCAATCCGGAATTACGGGCGGATTGATACGCTTCTATCCTACCTCTCTCGTTCCTAAAAACATATTTTAATTCCTGTAATAACGGATACATGTTCTTAATCCCGATATAATAGCCAAATTGCTCAAAATATTTTGATGATTCACGGATAAGAACACCTTCTCTTGGAATAGACCTTTTAAACATATCAATTACCGGTTCATTCTCCTTTATCGTATCTATAGCCGTATTTAATTCGGCTTGGACAATCTTCTTTTCCTCCTCGACCTTGTTCTTGGCTTCTAGTGCCAACATAGCTTCCTTCTCGGCCTTCACCTTGGCCTCATACTCATCAGCCCATGCTCTTGCGGCTTTAGCCGGATCAGAAAAGTCGGGGATGCGCAAACAATGCTTTCGATTATCCTCTAACTCTTTTAAGGCTCTCAGTTCTTTTTCTTTCTCTATAAAATACCTTCTGGCTATCTTTCCTTTATCATTATTTTCTACCATGCATAGCTCTTTAGCCATATCTATTAATAGAAGATAATCCGTTTTAGCAACTATCTGTGTATCAGACTCCCCCGTTTCGGGGAGTCTGTCATTCAGTAAGTTACCTAAATAATCATATTTTATCAACACAAAGTCTTGATTTTCAATAAAATCATATTTAGATATACGATCTTTTATCCATGACGTAAAATCCCTCCTTACTTGAAGAAACGCATGAAGGAATCTTGCGTCTACAACCTTGTGGTTGTTATTATCTACTACCGGTATTAATATGTTTAAATCCATTTCGTTGGATTCGGACGTCAAAATTCCACTACTATTCTTCGTGGAATCATGAAAAAGATCTACATTTGCATTCATGAATAGAATGTTTATTCCCATCCGTCCGGGATGGATAGATGGGAATGCAAAAATAGCCAATCAAATTGTCTTAAACAATTGACTGGCTATTTTTTTTATTGTCATACTATATCGGCTATCTTCCTCTATCAAAGTACCAATTAGCGTCCTCCCCGGACTCGTCCTTATCCCTGCCTCCTAAGAAGAATCCCATCGTCATGCCGTTGGTCATCAACCAGTAGTCGGATGTCTGCTTAATATCCCTAGCCGTCTTGATATTATACCATTGCTTACCAAATGAGAACTTCATGAGCTGCCTCCATAGCTTGCTCTCGCCCTTATACACTCCGGTCTGGACGGTAGCGAACGGATCCCAGTTTCGAGGATCGGTGAGGTCGCCTAACTTCCGGGCGGTGACCAACGGATCCTGTAGCATGTCTATGGCGTTAAGCTCCATGAACGGGGATGTCTGGGAAGCGATCTCATTGATCGTCCTGAATCCTATATAGGTAATGAACTGTCCAAACCAGCTATCCTCATTATCCTCCCTATATCCCATCAAAGCCCGTCCTATGGCCATCATCGTGGCGAATACCGCCATATTGATAATCGATCTCTTGATATTGATCTGCTCGTAGGGGGTAAGCTTATCATACTCTTCCTTAAGCACGTCATATGCCTCCCCCATCCTGCCCTCGGACATCGATCCATAGACATTACCGGCCAGTCTCCATAACGTTCTCATATATCCTTCCTCAAACTGGTTGGTTTGGAAATTGAAACCGGCTTTCTTATACGCCCGCTGCACGGCCAATATAAACCATCCACGATGAGGCAGAACCATGTTAAGGATAGCGTTCCGGCTAGCGCCCACCCGGTTCTGCTCGTTCAAGGCGCCGTCACAGATCTGCACCATACTCCTTACCCTACTGGACAAGGTGGGTATATATCGGTCTATAATATCCTTGTTAGCCTCGTTCTTAGCCACGATCTTTCCATCCTTGACATCTACCATGTTCCACATAGAATAATCCCTTAAACGCTCCCAATCGCGTTTAGCCTCGTTAGCGGACATATTCCTGTCCTTCATCATCATCTCCTTGAAATTGGAGTATGACCAGAACTGACCTTCGTATAGTCGGGTATCATCCATGACCGAGATAATGACCTGCGGATCCAACGGGGAGTTAAGAACCTCCATCATCTTAAACGGCAGGTCCCGGAATAAGGTTCTCCAGATCTTGTTATACGCCGCCGATCGTACACGGTTGCGGACATTGAATACGCCTAGAGCCTCTCCAACGACATATAATTTGTTGGTACGGTTTATATCCCCGATCTCCGACACGTACGTACTTAATTGCTTCTGAGCTTCCCCGTAGGCGTATTTCATGGAGTCCTTGCTTATATACTGCCCTACCATACCCTCCAAAAGGAAATTGGCCTGCCCGGTAAGGGCGCCGGTAGCCGCAACGAACGGGGAGAAGCCTAAGTTGGATTTGGATACGAATTTGGTAAACATAAGAGCCAGCTTATTAAGATCGACCTTATAATTACCTATATTCCATTCCGCCCGCTTATTGTTTATCCTGACGTCATAGATACTGGCGTTAACCCAATCTTGGAACATCCTATAGGCATGCGTCGCCTCTGGGTTCTTACCGCCGTCGTATTGCGTCTCCAGCATCATGTTCCTGTATCCCATGACATCATCCAAGGCCGCCCTCTTATACTTGTAAGCGGTAGCCTGCAAGGATAACATGGAATAGGAGTAGGCGAAGTCATGGGACACGTCGTTGGCGTTCTCCAACTTACTGAGATAGTATTTAGGGATCATACGATATTTGTTGTCGTTCTCATCAAGCCCTCCTAGGTCTTGTCCTTGACCGTGTATAGGATCATCCACCCTCTCGCCAACAATATCACGTACGGCATTGCCGATAGCCGCCTTCGGGTCAACCCCGGCCTGCACCATCCTCTCCACGCCGCCCTTGGATATTTGTGGTATCTGGTAGATATTCCTGAACCGCTCATCATAATCCTCCATAGCCTTACGGCTTATGTTAAGCAGCTCCTTCCTCATCTCCCACTTATCCTTATTGATCGTAGCTTCCTCCCCTTCGTTGGTAATACCGTATTTCTTGAAAAAAGCCTCGTTCTTGTACTTATCGAACCTAGGCGTATGATATCCATAACCCAGATCGGGATTATAATTAGGATTACGGAAAGAACTCTCGGCGTCAGCCTCATCAAGCCACTGGTTATTGATCGTCAGATCGATCATATTAATATCAAACCCGAAACGGGATACGCTCTCTTCCTTAGATATACCATTTTCTATGGCATCAAAGAACTCGGATACCTTATACGTACCGTTATTTATCTTCCTAACGAAATCAGAATATCCCTTGGGAGAGTATCTCCTCATATAAGGATACAGCCGGGTCCTGGCGTACTCGACAAGGATCTTATCAGTCTTACCCATCGCTATGTCGTTAGCTAGCTTATTATTGAAGTCAGGACCGTATTTCCTTCTCAAAAACGATACCTCCACGGTCGTCCATGACGGGTTTTTCCGAGATAACTTGGCGGCCATCCTATCCACCTGACTCCGGGAGCGGGCAGACATATGTTCCTTGGCGAATTTAATCTCATCCATACCCTTGTCGTATGCCATGGCATCCCTTAAAGCGTTACGGTAAGAATCCGTGACTCCACTCTCCACCGTATCAGGCATATCCATCTCAATAGCCTCAGCGGAAGCGGCGGCGTTAATAACGCTCTTAGCCTCAGCCAGACGATCATATAACTCGTTTATCTTTCTTAATGAGGCGGATCCACGTAACCTATCGAAATCATATTCCCCGTATCTCGTGCTATCCCGGTACTGGATAAGCAAAGGCCTTAGCTGGTCATTGATCTCGTTTATTGTCGCCATCGCCTCCTCTACCTTCTCTATCCTTGATGATGATACAGATTGCTCCGTGATCTTATCAACAAGATTCTCGTAATAATCACCCTCCTCTGATCCCCACATATCCTTGGAGAAGCCAAGATGACCGCCAGCTAGCAGGAACTCAAACGCAGCCTTGCCGCCCTCGGACCGCTCTATCCCACGAAGTATCTCCTTGAACTCGGCGGAAGCCTTACGACCCTCGTTGGTATTCCCGAACTCCTCGGCCCACGCCTCGTCCCATGCCTTGATCTCCTCGGACATCATCAGAGCCTCGGATCCCTCTTCCTTTGGTGTCCCATCGGAATACCACTCGCTCTTGGCTATAGCCCTGTCACGTAAAATATCCAGATAAGATCTCCAAGCTATAGGATCGGATTGAAACGCCTTCCAATCGACCTTCCCGTTCCTCACGAACTTATCCATAGCCACATACCGGCTCCTGCGGATACGGGTCATGAAATCGGACGTGGCTTGCGATACCCTACGACCCAGTCTTTCCTCGACCTTCTTATTAACTTTCTCGATCTTATCGTAATAAGCCTGCACCATAGGTTTCTCACGATTCTCATCCAACCACCTATTTATCGCATCGAGATATCGTTGCTGATCCTCGAATGTCATGGCCGAGATATCAAAATTCTGGATACTTGGCTTGAATATATGATTGACCTCCTTTGTAATAGGTTTATCACCATCATATCCTATGATATCATCACGAGTCTTGACCTTAAGCCCCTTATCAGATAAAAGCATGTCGACAAGTTGCTTCTCGGTCTTACCCGTAACCTTTTTAAGATCATATATATCAATAATAGCTTTCGCCTGCTCTGTCCGATACAGTAAATCGTATTTGGCGAAATCACGGGACGAATCAAGGTAATCAGAGTTCTTACCGTTTATCTTCTGTATAAGATCCTCATTATCCTTTATCCCCCATCCACGCTCTTTCATCATCTTCGTCATCTTATTGATATTAGCCACGCCCTCAACATGAGCGTCGTTATAAGCCTTGGCAAGACGTTGCCCTAACATGCCTAAGATAGCGTTCCCGCTATGTTCTAACGTCCCGAAAAACCGGGACATGACATTGATATCCTTATGGATGTTATCTATCAACTTCTTTATCCCATTCCAATATCTTTCTGGGATATTAAACATCCGGAGCTGTCCATCCAGCCAATCCTCGTTACGATCGCTACGAAGGGCGTTTATATCAGACATAGATGTCTCAGCCATCCGCAATATATCATCCATATCCTCTACCATGCCAACCTTGTTGTTGCCATAATAATCCGCCGCCTGATTATTGACGAATCCACGAAGATTCCTGATTAACGGTACTATCTCCCCATATACGTTATCGATAACCTGTATCGTCTCATAATCCAATCCTTTTCCGCTCTTACGTAGGTTACTGGCGACAGTGACCAAATACTCCACCTCAGCCTTGGCGGTCGCTATGACACTCTTGGTGGATAACAGGTTGTTGTTTTTATTAAGCTCACCCCCGACTTGTCTCACCTTCTCGCCTATATCACGAAGAAGGGAGATACTCTCACCGATCCTCTGGCTTTGGCTTGATCTCATCCTCTGCAATCTGGTGTATAGCCTTTCCAATGACCTACCGTTCTTGATCAACTTATTAGCCACGTCAACGTCCGATAACGAGTACATGAGATGATCGCTATCCTTTAGCAGAAGCACGTCAAAGGCGCTTGGATCATCAGCTAACGCCGACTCCTTTATCCTGTCAAGTACCTTATTTAAATCCGATCTTTGGCTGGAGAAGAAATTACGTATAGCTCGTACCATCCTGCCAAACAATGAGAGCTGGGCGTCCTCGGACGAGGTCAGATCCTCTACCGCCTGCTCCATGCCCGGAACGAACCGCTGGGCCAACGTCTTACCTAGGATCTCCCGCTTCACCATCCGATCCAGCTCCTCTCCTTGGTATTCCTTCCCATACACCTCATAGTAACGACCAGCGAACTGATTCCATAACGACGTGCCGACAACAGAATCCAGCACCTCGTCAATCTCCTGTTGGTTACGATAAGTATCGACCAAGAAATGAGCCACCTCCTCATTGAGATCCTCTACCGTAGCCCCCTCAGCCAAGGCGATAACCCCATTGGCCATGTCAGATAAGGCCCTAGCCGAAGGATCCACGCCATTACGCATCTTATACTTATCCATATACTCAGACATACCCATCACACGGATACCTAACGTGGATAAGATATTGGTGATATCAGTCCTATTCTGGAGATCCTCCGCCTTCTCGTTCTCGATAACCCCACGGACATTGCTTCCGTACAAAGCGTTATCCTCCATCATCAACGACAAGGCTAGCTCCATGAATCCATCATACTTGTTATTAAGCTCCTCAAACTTACCTTGCCTTAACATACCCTTGATCTCCGATCTGCTTACCGTAACCTTCTCCCCGGACGTAGTGATAAGATCAAGATCATTACTTACCTCCGTATCAAAACCTATAGAACCCAATACGTTCATTTCGGAGGACTGACTTCCAAATCTATTTCTAAGACTAGAGAAGGCATCCATAGCGTTATAGATCTTAAGACCATCAGAATTGCCGGCTCCAGTAAGATAATATCTATCCCCTAGCCTTATACGTTCCCCACTCAACATACCTTTCTTGATAAGGTAATTAACAAACCCTCCACGAGTGCTTACATCTGAGTTTGAGCTAATACCAAGGACCGGGATGAATGACCCACTGTTATTAAGGGTTATGGAGGAAGAGCCAAAGGAGATATCAGCCGTACCGGACGGGACGTCGCTCTCCTCGACACTGCCGGCCAAGAACCCGGCCTCGACCCGCCCACCGGACGATCCTTTTATGGCGTTGGCGTAAGATTCGTGTATCTTGCCGTCATCCGATCTAAAGAATAGGCGAGGTTCACCAGAATCATATACCAATCTTGAAGATGGGGGCGTATAATCTTCAATATAGTTTAACGGCAAGACATTCCCGGAAAATATAATCTCCCCGTCTATATTTCCGCCCTTCACCCTAATATTAGGTCGTTGCCCGGTAAAAGCGCTTTCCACGGCCTTCCATAGCATACGGGCTGTTTCTTTAATATCTATATTCTCCCTGATAGCCCTTATATCATCCCATGACGCCTCTTTCAGTATCGTATCACCAATATTATCCTCGTTTATGGAATCCAGATCCACCTCCTGTACCGTAGATGTATCTACCACAGCCATATCATTGACATCACCTACCTCTCCGGAGGTAAGATAAGCCACGACATTGTCGCTATTCCCGAGACTTCTGGCCAACGCCGGGGCATCCATATCGCTTATGGCGGGCAGGACCTTGGCTGACATAAGTTGCCCCCACTCGCTGGCGCTAAGTCTGGCGCTTATGGATCTGGCCGCCTCCTTATTCCTTGGCACGGATCTCGTCCAGTCTCCGAACTTGGATCTGAACTTATCGTTATAAATAGTCATATAAGCCTCAGCGGCCTTATCAAGATCACTTACGGCGGCTATACCCGCTATCTTATCGAACAAGGTAGATACCTCGCCGGAAGGAGTCAAGACACGGGCTATCTTACCTTCCTTATTCTTTTTAATTACGCAACTGCTCATAAATAAATGTTTTTCACAAAGATAAATAAAAAGCCTCCACGAATAAGCGGAGGCTGATATTCTTGTATCCCTTGTATGAATTTATAGTCTAATCCATATCCTTGTTGTTGATAAACTCACCAACACAATGACCCGCAAAACCGGCTATATACGCGGCGTGTTCATCCTCTCCAACCTTAAATCCAAGCGACATGTTGCAAAATTGGCATACGCTCATTGCTATATGGAATGACTCGTGACATATATTTCTCATTATTAAATCATCGTCGCTCGAAAAATTCCAAAGTATGGCAAATTTATCATCATCGTCCCTATCCCTTACCAAATTTGCGAAAGACGCCTCCTTGTCCATATCATCCTCATCTCCCCATTTCCCCTCGTGTTCAGGTTCCATATTCTCGAAACGATCACACAACGTCTTATAATCTAATCCAACCGTGATAATCAAATCCAACGGATATATCACGAAATCAAATTTCTTTTCTCTCACGTTACTAAAATTATTAATTTTATTTATCAAATTCACATTCGTATCACAAAATGTTTACTCTAACAGGGTTAAACGCTAACCCACTATCGATTATCCCACTTATGTAAGAATCACCGAATACTTTCCTGCCAATCCCAATAGCTCCGTTGATATCAGCATTTAGCAGCTTTCCAATAGAGCTTTGAAACAAGCCTCGTTTCTTTCTTTTGCCGAGATAAACATCATGCTTTCCCAATTTTTCAAAAGCCAGATGATCCACTTTGGAGGTATAGGATTCCTCGTGGACTTGAAAGTCTATTCCAACCAACTTACACTTATAGGATATCTTTTCAACAAGTTTTGAGAATGGAATCTCAACGAACTTCTGGTTTATCCTCTTCCCTAGATTTACTCCATTCTTCCATCCTTTATTCAAACCCACAACAAGATTCCCAATATTGTTTTCAATACAGATATTTACAATAAATCTGCTAACCTTGTGGATTTTATCTTCAATCCAAAAATTCCTATAATTATTTAGCCGTCTAAGTCTCTTTGAAGTACCCTTATCGCCAATATACGACATCAACCTAGCTCTCTTCTTATTATACCACTGATTGAAGGATTTAATAATCTTGCCGTTTACAATGAAAGGCTTGATACCTACATCGCTTATACATGAACATAAGTTATTCAATCCCAAATCAATCGAAAGAATATTATCCTTATTCAGGTTTAGATCCTGTTCCTTCTTCTCATAAATAACCTCAACCACATAGCATGTAGCTTGAGGGATTACCCTAACCTGACATAATTTGTTATCTCCTATATTTGTTTTGATTGGTGGAATTATGTTTTTGATAAAATGGATACAACCATCGTTTTTCAATCTGCAAGCAGAAGTCGTAAAGACTACCATATTCTGCTTCTTGCCTCGTTTGTACTTCGGCAATTTTGGTCTTGATAAAAATTTAGAAGGATTCTTCTCATATTCCTTCTTTGATTTCATCCAAGACTTTGTTACCGAAAACACTTGAGCTACGACTTGTTGGGACACTACTGATGGTAGATTCCTAAAATCAACCTGATTCTCCTTACATAATTTAGTAGAAAACTCATATTCATTTATGTAATCTCCGGAAAATATACCTTGTCTGACGTTGAAAAGAACATAATTATACAACAACCCGGATTTGAGGCATACATCCTCAAATCGGTTGTCTTTTATGATATGTCTCTCAACTAATCTCATTCTTAATATCTTATGCCATAAATATAAACATTCTTTATGAAATAAATAATTTATTCAACTATAATCCCCTTAATTTTTCTATAACCTCAAAACACATCTTACACTCAATCCTACGATACAACTGCCTTACGCCATCTATCGTAGTCCAATAACGACCACCCTCTCGGTGCAGGAACTCACTCATTACCTTAGTGTCAGCTACATCATGTAGATCGTATGAGTCAAAACATAACTTACATATATCGTCAAGATCAAAATAAGTAACCTTATTATACGACATACAACGGATTTGTCTCCCATCAGGAACCTGAACATCGAAAACATCTATCTTATCCATATTAAAAAACAGAGGGATGCCGATCCCATCACAGACCGGTATCCCTTATAATAAATTAGCGACGAAAAGCATGGTGATGGACATGCGCCACAAATGTAATTACGAAATTCGTAAAAACAAAACCATGAATCAAAAACCTATCGGCATTGTTATGAAATCAGCTGGATCATCTATAACTTGCATAGTTCCTCTGTACTGGATACGAGTCCCTTTGTATGCCCAAGATCCTCCATCTGAGAAAAAAGCGACTCCGTTGTAAAGGCTCGCTCCATAACCAGACCGAGTAACTCCCTGCCAGCGTCCATTTGAACCGTCAATATATCCAAAGTCACAATAATGAAAGTTACTAGAAAACATATCAATGACTTTAGGAATCATATCGCCATGCTCCCCCCATACTACTTTATATATACCTCCACTTTCTTTATACATTCCTGAATACACTACACGATAATCAACAGTAGGAGGTTTATATGGGTTAAACCCATCATATATATATACATCTTTACCATAAAATCCTATTCCTCCCATAAACTCACTCTTCCCTCCATAAAAATCTTCTATGCCCAAGAAACTGATTTGGGTGGAAGTTTTTCCGTCATTATTCCCTAGCGAGGATGTGGTACCAATAATTCTATCAAACGAGTCTTCTCCAGTCCCAAAACGATCCATCCCTTGAGGGTTTCTATCAGCGTATTTTGCGTAGAATAAATGAGCTATCTTGCAATGTGTCTCATAATCAATAATATCAAATCCTGCACCTAACGCCGTAGCGTAATCATGAAATAAACGTGATTCTAAATTTCCCGTAGAATATTCATCTCCTGTTTTGCGACTCCACAATTTACTATTGACAACAACCGCCTCTGTTACGCCTACCAAACATCTCCTGAATAGCCCCTTATTTCCCCATTTGGTGATATTGTCATCGACATCGTTATGGGTTAATGTAATATAATTGATAATATCATAATTATTATCATGTTTGAATCCAGCATAGCTATACCTATAACTAGGTATATCTGTCATCCACTGACCCATGGTACCGTCAAGCTTGGCTTGGGTCTTACCGTCATGGAACAATTCCGAATTATTTTCATCCAGATAGCATATGGCGACCCCAGCGTCCGTTTTCTTAACCAGGCACCTTCGTCCCTTAATCCATGAGCTATCGCCACAAGAATCTATAACAGAAATCTGTTTTTTGTCATCTATCCTAAATCTAGCCACTCCACGCATACCGGTATCAAAGCATTGGCACGGCGCATCACCTTTCAACACCCCATACACCCGATTGCCGCTAGTCAGCCATCGTTTGCCGTCACTCGTAATATAAGCCTGCCGGCATCCCTCCTGATTCACCGTGAGCGTCTTCTTAATACCTTTTGGAGTTGTTATCTCCAGCTCAAGAGTCCGATCAAGACCGTTGTTCATCACCGAGCCAAAGGAAACGGGGGCGCTTCCGGCCCCGGACCCCGGACTGACGGTCAGAGGCTGGTCCGTTACCTCGCCTACCCCGTCCTTCCAATTAATATTCAAATCATTAGCCATAGTTGTATTATTTTTGTTCTATTGCAAAGATAGCAAAACAAATAAACCCCAACCGGCTTTAGTCGATCGGGGTCTGAGTAAGAGAAAAGAAACTGATTATCGTCCCATCATTCTCAATACGGTTCTAGCCGCAGCTTGCGCCCATGTCCAGCTGTCATTAGATGTTACGTTAACCGTCTGTTGAGTACCATTTACATCCAAGTTAATAGTCTCCTTGTCAAGCTCGATAGTAGAGTCTCCAGCGGCTTGCGTTACCGTCACGTTGGCTATCTGGCCACCAGCGGCAGTTACCTTCAATGTAGCTGTCAGTTCCTCGATCGTGACGTTGGCCGGTACGTCCGAGATCGTGATGCTCCAAACGAACTCGCCAGCGGCTCCGGGATCGTCGGCGATAACCGCTCCGTTAGCCGTAGTCTTTCCAGCCGCCGTGTAGTTAGCCGGGAGCTGTAACGTAAGCCCGTTCTCCCCAGCCGGCGGGACCGCGAACGTAAGCTTAGTACTGTTAGACTTACCGGTGATGGTAACATTACCGCCTGTCTTTTGTACGGAAGCGTTAGGGCTGTCTGATCTTACCACCTCAGCAGCCGCTGCCTGATTAACTACCAACGCCTTCTTAGCCCCGCCGTTCGTGGTGACCGTAAGGTTGATAGTGCGTTGAAGACGACCGGTGTGTTTCTCACCGGAGAAATTAACCGCCTGATCTCCTGATCCTGATACCGGGTCGACGGTTACGAAACCGAATTTTTGTGATGCCATACTTAAATATATTTACAAATGTCATTTTATTATGCCAAAAATAACTTGTATCATATCACAAGCCAAATACAGGGGGGGGGTAGATACGACTAGCCCTGTACAACCTCAACATACAACCCTACTAAGTCCTTTAGATTATGACTAAGAGGAGTTCCGCTATCCCTAGTACACTTATATACATCAGCGTTCTGGATGTAATATTTATCCTTGAATATCTCCATTGGAGGGAAATACGGGATAGGATCCCCTATGGTCCCGGCATGCTCCTTATCAATGACCTTGTATAAGGAAGCCGTATTTAGTCCGGGTTCCCATTCCGCTGACAACGTATGTGACTGAATAACCTCATAAAGGATATCCGTATCGTCCTTAACCACCCTGAGGCAGAATCCGGCATCCACCGACAGCCCGAACTCCGCTCCCTCTTGTCCCCATATAGGGAATAGGACCTTAATATCCAATTTCTCGTTAGAAGATAAAGATATGGCCTTATTATTAACTACCATCCTAGAGAATTTGGCAGCTACTTTCTGGGGATCAGAAGCGTCCTTCTCCTTCGCCTGTTGCTGGATGTACGCCGTGGTAACACTTACCTTATCAGGATAGCCGGACTGAGCGTCAATAGCCCTCACCTGCTCTACGGTAGTGGCTAAGCTTACTTCCCTCTGTTTGGCTCCTAACGCCGACATCAGGTCATTATCGTACCTATCCATCATCCCGATCAAGATCTTGCCTTCCGTCATATCAAACTTCAGACCCATGATCGTTATCTTACCAGCTATAGCCCCATCAGCCAAAGCGTTACGCCTATCATATTCAGGGATATAGATATTTTGGTCATCCAAGAAAAACTCATGAAGATTATTATTCTCATAAGTCCTGATCTCCTCATACTTAGCCGATTTCTCCTCATTAAGAAGCCTTGAGTCATCCAATTTAGCCTCGATAATCTCCTTAACCGTAGCTTTAGGATTAGCCTCCTTGAACACCAATTGCTCCTCCCCAAGCTCTATTCATGGGGCGGGATTCCCGTTAATGTAATCATCATAACTATAGCCCTTGGCGTAATTATCATCAAGCGGATCGTCCTGGACTAATTGATTGGGATATATTTCCCTGTTTATATATACGTAGCTCATATCTTATATCATTAATCTTGTTCTTTAACGGCGATACTATACTTACCTGAAGCGTAACACCAGATATTTATCTCGAAAGGCTTGTTAGCCGTAGTGGTTATAGAAGTACCACTCATGCTTACATAAGCCCCGGAGTTGGGTATAGCCTGCGTGAAGGCCGCCGACGGGACGCACCTGATCATCAGCTCCTCCCCTATCTGCATCCCTGACTGCACGGATAGGGTGGTAGCGGATGATAACGTGGCCGTGATACTTCTCTTGCTAATAGGCAGGTTAGCTAATGTCGTGACCGTATTAACCCCTATAAGCCTGTTCATGGTCTTCTTATCGGCGGCCGCCATCAAACCGTTAGTAGACTCATTGGCTACGGCGTATGTCGTGTTAGGAGGTGTAGCCCAAGTGCCATCTCCACGCATGAAACTGGATGTACTGCCATTAAGCTGTCTCAACAAGCCGTTAGCTGTAGTAGAGGCCAATCCGTATGTGGTATTAGTAGGTACGACCCATGTCCCGTCACCACGAAGAAAGGACGTCTGCTCACCAGCGGCGGGAGCGGGTACCAATCCCGCCGATCCAGCGGCTGAGGCAGAAGCGGCTCCCATATTGGTGTATGTCGTGTTGGTATCCGTCCACGGGACATTCACATACATCTTACCGTTTCCGTCAAGAACTACCGGGTAATTCTTCCCGTTAGCCGAATACCCGATCTTAACAAGACCCAATTTATCGCTTGTAGCTTGGGTATAAGTCGTGTTACTGTCAGTCCAAGGGACATTGACGTACATCTTGCCATTAGCCAAGAGCACAGCGTAGTTCTTTCCATTAGAAGCATAGCCGATCTTAACCAATCCTAAGGTGTCGGCCGTGGCTTCATTATACGTTGTGTTATTATCCGTCCACGGAACGTTAACGTAAGCGTTGCCGGACGAATCCAGTTGCACCTTATAGTTCTTCCCGGAAGTCGTATATCCTACCTTAATACCGCCAAGAACGGTAGCGGAGGACGTGGGAGGGGTGAAGGTACTTGGTTTGCCCGTAACCCCGGACCAAGGCACGGAGGAAGCCTGACTGGCCGTGTAAGGCTCATATCCATCCTCACTGCTTAATTTAGACTCGTCTTTTATCAGATACATCTTACCTGTAGACGTTACCTTTACCGTATCACCACTTTGAGCCGTAGCGGTGGTAAGGGCAAATCTGGCCGTATCGTCAGCTACCACGATCAATCTCTCCAAAGCCGCCTTAGGCAACCTATCTATACTGATGGTTCCGGACGCGATCTTAGAGGCATCAAAATTAGCCAATGTCGTGGAGATAGTTACGTTGCTTCCGAAGTCCGATGAAACACTACCGGTAACAGCCCCGGACAGCGCTATGGTCCTAGCCGCCTGTAATTTCGTGGCGGTAGGGGCATTATCCGTCTTAAGAGCATATTTGGTAAGATCAATATCATTAGCCTTATCCAAAAGCTGCTCTATCTGCTTGCCATTGTATTTACCTTGAAAATCTTCCATATCAAACTTATTTTTTGCTCAAATATAACTATATACATAAACACCAAGAAATCGAGGGGGGGGGTAGATACGGGCAGGTGTTAGAAGCTGCCGTTCCCATGCAGGAACCCAGTACGGAATATAATAGCCTTGTCTTTAAGTTTCTGAACAGACTCCCATTCCCATTCACCCTCACAAGGTCTTATGACATATTTATTGCCCCAGATTTTGAATTTCCGTTCAATAACAAACATCTCCTTATCATTAAGGACATGAAAGATACTCCCAACAGGGAAATACTTATCAGTCCTCAATATAACTCGATGATGTTTCTCGTCATATTCAGGATCGCCTACGATACGGGCCTTATAAAACTGAAAATCGTTTAACGTCTGATCCACGGGATCTATCCAATAATACCCATTACCCATTGCAGTTTGTATTTAATTATCTATATTTGCGGTGTAGTAACTCATAATGTTTTAAGTGATTTTCAACCAAAGGGAAGGGTGTCCGTGAGGATACCTTTTTTCATTCCCGCCCACCCTTCCTATGAACAAAAGATCTACCTCGAACAAATGTAATCATAATAAGGCTACGATCAAAAAGAAACCCTATCGGTATTCTATTGCCGACAGGGTCCTTCCAACGTTGTATCAAACTAAATCATATCACTCCATTTGATTGTGTCACCGACGAAGCACCGCACCGCCAGATACCTTACGAACGCCGTCCCTTCCGGGGCGTCAGGGTCTTCCAGATAAGCCAAGACAGCCTTGACTATTTTCTGGTCGCAATCCAATACCTTAGGAAAGTAATCGCTATAGAACATAGCGAACAGATATTGGATATCTCCCCAAGTGGCGTTATCAGGTTTCTTGGCCCCGCATTTATCGAACATCTGCTTAGCGTCCTCCATCGTCCATCTTCTCTTGGACCCGTCGGCGTTAAGCATCTTGTCAGCGGCTTCCCTAGCCAGCTCCTTGGAAAAGTGATATCCATGGGTGTCTATATACCGCTTATAATCCGGGTCATCGGCGTCTGCTCCTCAGTAGTAACGACTCCTGCGTCTCCTGCGCATATACGGCTCGGTACCATCGAACTCGTCACGGATGCCACGCTCACCGAACCATCCCCTGCGATACATCTCGTCCTCACGTTCATGGAGTCTCTCGCGTTTCTCAAGCTCACGCTCGTCACGTTCCAGCTCCCTCTCGCGTCTTTCAAGATCACGCTCACGGCGTTCTAGCTCATCCATTCTGCCGTCATGCTCCTTGCCATAGTGGTCGTATATTCCACCACCATAACCCATGTAAGTCCCATCCGAACGTCTGCTACGTCCACGGCCGCCTCTACGATCGTAGATCTCATCATCGTAGTCCTCATCGTGACCGCCGCCTAAATCTATAACTCTCATCTTAACCTAATTTTTTAATTAACAACTCTTTTAGCTCATCGAAAGAGGATCCCATCCTATCGACTTTCTCCTCAAGATTCTTGATCTTCCGGTCTTGATCCTTAGTCTGCTTAAAAGCCGGATTGATTTCCTCAAGGATCGAATCACAAGCCTCTAGCGTCCTCCTATGCTTATCGATACTATCGAGAATATCGGAGCTGGTTCTCTTAGCGGCGTTAAGCTGGTTCATGATCGGATCGACCGAGCAGGCCAAAGTTATGTTATTGGACATAGCGACATCCCTGCTCTCCGGTACGACATAGGTCATGGAAGACCCGTTTATCTCCACGGTAAGGTCTATCACCCTATCCTGTAGTTGCTGATATTGCCCCATCTGACCCATCTGGGGTTGCTGGAACCTAGGCTCGGACACGTTAACCACATTCCCCATCCTGAACACCGGAACATCGGATGTATCCAGCGTATATACTTGAAATCCTTTCTTTAAGTCTCTAAACATATCTCGATTTTTAAGCGGGAGGGAATACCCTCCCATTAGACATCCAATCTAACCTATTCCTCATCAACAGTCGTCTCCGACGCCGAGGCGGAAGTTGTAGGCACACAGCAATCCATGAGCCTCAATACACCCCTTACCTTATTGAAATAAACAAGGCGTTCGGTGTTGTTAACCATAGCCGCTCCGGTCACAGCCACGTTGATCGGGTTCACCACAGCCACGCCGGTTACCGGGCAGCATGTGTCATCACCTACCGTGGATACGGTGCTATTCGCTGGGACAGCTATCTGTACTGGCAATGTCTCGCCTGTTGTCGGAACCACCTGCCGGATTTTCAGCAGCAGAAGGCCCTCGCATGGCAAGGACAGCCATATCCTTGGGTTGATACCGAAGATGGTGTTGGTAGTAGTCACTACCACGTTCTTCGTGACCAACTCATAAAGAGACCCTATTTTAGAAACACAAGCCATAATAGCCTCCTTCCTTTATAGAGTTAAATAGCGGCGTTTCCGTTGTTGCAGCATCCATTGTTGCACCCACATCCGTAATTACCTCCATAAAATGCTTGACCCCATCCATAAGTCTGGTAAGGAGAGCATGAAGGATAAGCCGGCACAGGGGTAGGTCTCAACTGGTTGATCAAATTCTGAGTCTGTTGCTGAGTCAACGCGGAGGCTTGGTAAGCCGACCTTTCATCACGCAACTGATTGATCGTATTCTGCATCTCACGCATTTCCAATTGACAGAATTTATCATTAATCAAGGTTGTTTGAGCATCAATCTTAGCGCTCAAGATATTGAACCGACTCGTGGCTTGCTCACGATTGTTCGTCAATCCTTGATTAATAGTGTTTTGTAACGTGTTAGTCTGATTCAATGTCTCAAGACGATTCTCATAACCTTGATTGTTGATCATCTGCTGAGTCTGGCAAGTGCTTTGGTTGATCAAAGAACTCAAATTGCAGCAGCAAGAGCTAATTTGATTACCGATCTCACAACCTTGTTGCTGTACGGCGTTAATAACAGCCTGAGAGGTCATACCTACCTGACCAGCTACCTTATCGATAGCGCCTTGTACGTTACAGATAGCGCTTTGCAATTGAGTGGTAGTACAGTTCAAGGCGTTAGCGATCTGATCGATAGCGCTTCTGTTACCTTGGATAGCCTGCATCAGTAACTCACGACCATAGTCGTTATTCAATTGAGCTGGAAGACCATTAGCGCAACACTCATTACCATTGCCAAAACCATTGCCAAAGCCACGGCCACCCCATAACCAGAACAGGACGATGATCCACAACCACCAACCGTTAGCCCCGCCGAAACCGTCTTGGTTGTTACGACCGTTCATCAAAGCCGCTACCAAGTTCGGATCCATCTTATTTCCGCCTATTAAGTTGGCGAACATCCCCGGAATCATAGATAATAAACCGTTAGTGGCGCTTCCACTACCGGAACCCATACCGTCTAACAAAACGATTTTGTCTCCACTTGTACCCATGTCTATTTATTTTTGAATTAATAATAACCCCACCTGATGGCGGGCGTTACAAAGTTCAAAAATTAACAGTCCTAAAATCGTGATATGTGTCATCATCAAAGTACGTCATGTCTTGTAAATGGGATTAATAAAAACCGATACAAGACAAAAAATCCGGAGCGTATCACTACGACCCGGATTCATCGCAAATCTATAAAATCCAATGTTTCAATGCTCGAAAGAAAACGTCTCACGACGTCAAAGAGAGATTAACTACACGAAAAATCTCGCATCAACTTATTTGTATTAGCAGTGTATTCATTAACTATCTTACTGGATGAGGGATCATCCTCTATCCTTGACAGGCGGTTATCGTCACTCCTTACCGTAACGTCACCCATCCTTCGTACCATGTTTTCTTGATATGATGATGGATCGGAGTATATAAGATCATCATCGAACCTGTATATCGCACCATCAACCGTCTCACCTACCTTCTCATATAAACCGGATTGGAATGACACGAAATCATCATACCTCCCACGAGCCAAGAACGAACCGTCCGGTCTCGCCTCGACGCCGCCGTTGACCTCCCGGAGCAGGCCCGGATTCCTTTGGTACAGATACCTGTAAAACCCGACATCCATCATCCTATCCTGACCATCCAGATAGAAAAGGTTTCTCATGCTACTGTCACCGGACTCGATAGCCACGTCAAACAGAAGATCCCTTACCTGACCTTCCGGCAACGACATCTCCATGCTTTTTAACGTACCTCTGTCATGGTGGTTCAAAGATACATTATAAAATCCATTAAAATCAAGGAAACGTAAGACATTATTATATAAATCCGATTTTTTTAACCTTTCCTTGATCTGGATCTTCCTCAACGAGGTACAGGATTTGATAAAATCCCGATCCTTTCCCTGCCTAGCCTCGTATCTCCTGAACTCCCGATCAATATCAACATCATCCATCTCAGGAGTCACGGGATGCTGGTATATTAATCTGGTAAGGATCATGTTCTCTGTATTCGAGGATGAGATGTTGGACATAACTAGCTTCTTTATGTTATCCTTGACCACGCCAATATCGGAACGGGAAGCCCCGGCGGGAACCACGCCAGCCGGCAAGTACGAGGGCCGCTCTATCCCGATATCGGCCAACATCTCATAGGCCTGATCGGTGTCGGTTATCGGAGCCGTGTTATGGTACGTATTCCTACCCATATACAACATGCTCCTATCATACATATCGGAAGGGGATGTATTCCCGGACCTTACATACACCATCCTATCCCCAGTAGAATAAGTATCCTGAACCTCGTATATCGGGTTCCCTTTTCCTGTTATCCTATCAAGATCGGAGATAAAGCTATCGTATACCGAATTGCCGGCCTGTATGGAAGACAACATGACATCCAGCGACGCCATAAGATCACGGATATCCTCCGGTCTGGATATAATCATCTCATCGCTGATCGCCTCGCTTATATCCACGCCCATGTCGGCAAGATCCATGGCTATGTCATGCAGACGTCCGGCAACGTCCTTGATGTCCTTAAAATCATCCATATCGATTATCTCCCCAACCTTATCCCTTAGACCCTTCATATCCTTAGGCATACTGATATACGGTGTGGTACTATTGAAGTACGAGTCGGTAATCGTATTTCCGTCCTGACTCCGAACCTCCATACGGGTCATATTACGATACGTGTCATACATCCGATCTGCGTAATCCTGATCCTCCTGATACCGGAGTGCCAAGGAAGGGTATGGGATGGAGGCGAAAGCCTGATCGAACTCCCGGCGGTCGCTGATACCGCCTACCGCCCTCATGATCGTATCCCTTACCTCTATTGGATTCAAACCCCTTCTCTTTCCTAACGAGTCATATGTATCCTCATATATCATATAATCATCACCAAGGCCTGACTCGGAGGACAGGAAATACATATCCTTCTCATTAAGATTCCCCTCAGACATAAAATCGACAATCCTCCTCATCATATCCCTTACCCGCTCATACTCCGATCGGTTAGTCATGATATTATCAATCTCATCAGCGTCATACATCCCGGATCGTTCAAGATTATATCTGTTGATGAATATATCACCGCCTGAGAGGAAATTAGATACAATCATATCATTAAGATCATTGATATTATCAACCCCCAAGGAAGTAAGGGTGTTATTGATATCCTTAACCTCATCGGCCATAAAATTGCCGGCGAAATAGTTCTTCCGCTTGATAAAGGACATGACATCATCATACCTAGGTTCCCCATTACTATCCAGATCATATTCTGATGGCATGGACATCCAGTCGCCAAAGAAGGACACGAAGTCGGGGGAGTAGGCCGTACCCCAGACCGATAAGGCCTGCTTCTGGTCGCCCAGCACCTCCATCGCCCTTTGGTATAATCCGGATGGTTGGTCGTTCGGGGCAAAGACATTATCTATCCCACCCTCCTTATTTTTTATAACATAACAAGATCGTCCCATTACTAAATCGTTTTGACACAAAGATAGAAAATCCCGTCTACTCTCACGAGCGGGCGGGATACCAAAATAACAACATTGTAACAAATCTTATGTTTCTACTGAAAAAGTACAAATCGTTTTGCCGATCCTCACGGACAGGCAAAAACTCAATCCTAAATTACAAAAAAATGGAATTTATCGTTTAGCGAAAAATATCTTTATCCGATCTACGACACAATCCACTGAAATTCTTTATGGGTCACATAGACGGTGTTAGCTCCATAAAACTGTCGTATTTTCACCATTTGTGGCTAAAATCTCATAATCAATACCTTGCATAAACTGATCACTGTTTACTAAAGCCCAAAATGTAATCAGTCACATTCCTCTGTCATATATAAAGCATAGCTATATCTATCCTCTATCATTGTTACCACCTCCTTGATATCAGATAAAGTTAGTTTCTTTATCTCCATATTCCTACTATCCATTCTGACAAAAGAGTTCTTGAACTCCTGCTCGGTTATAGCCTCCAACCTAAATAGATTGTATTTTATAAGTAACTGGCTTACGTCAAATATCAGGATATTAAGATCAATATCATCCTTCAACTCATCAAGAAGATCACGCATCATGGCTTCGATAGCATCAGTATCAAGCTCCAGTTTCTCGGCTTCCTTCATCAACTTCTTGATAATACCATTGTGCTCGATTATGATGTTAGCATTATCATCATCGGTAGGTAAAAGGATATCCATCGTACATTTTATACCAACCTTATCACTAAGCCTTTTGTTGAACTCAGTCATATAATCAAAAGCCTGATCCCTGCTTAATGAGTATGTATGATCAAGCAACTGCTTTTGTCTGACCTTGACAAAATAGTTACTGGTGTATAACATCATCAAGACCTTCACTCGCTGGATGCGTAGGTCTTGCATGATCTTCCGATGTAAAAAAGAATCTAGTTGCATAATATAAAGAGTCCCCACCGGGGCCATCACACACCCGACAGGGACCAACTTTTAAATATCTTACTCGTCAGGTGATGGACTGACGCCGCAAAGATAAGTCAAGATATTTTATCTAGCAAGGATCCTCCGCCTCTTTTTCTCCAGATACGACATTTCCGTCGGAAACCAAAGACTTGTCCTCGGCAGCCTTCGTAGGCGAAGCGGAACCCGATTGGGAGCCGGACGGGTTGACGAACGGGGTCTCTGTCTCCTCGAAGAACGTCTCATCTCTCCTAATACTCATCCTGAACTTAGGAGCTATGAAAGGATCGTTATTAAGATCTATGTTGATCGTAACGTCATTCATCAAAATATCCTCCTTAGTTCTGGAATCACCTATCCATCCTCTTACGTCAGCGGTCATAGGCATCCTGCTAGCCGCCTCCTTAACAGCTTTAAGCCGGTTCTTGATAACACCCACGTCCCCAGCCAGCGGGATCATATACGTCTTATTATCCAACCCGGATCTGGCTATAGCGTTATTAAGATCCATTATATCATCAATACTTACGCCTCCGCCTAGACCCTCCGTAATCCTATCAGCCATCGATTCGATCATGGATGAAAATGACGATATATCCTGATTTTTCAATCTTACGGGGTACAGGTAATTTCTTCCATTTCCTGTCTTTATAGCTACGACCGGGATACGTGAATTTTTATAATCACCATACTTGTCCCTGACGATAGCCGTACAGAACGGGAATATATTATACTTAATATTATCCCTCATCGTAACCTCCCCATTCTCTATATATCCTACGCTCTCAACCTTACCAACCGTCTCGTTGGTAAAGTCATTCTCGGATACCATCAACGTACCATTATCATCACTTACGCTAAAATTAGGTCTTCCCGGCAAAACACTGGTAACTGTACCTACAAACGGTATATCAATCTCGCCAGCGACAGATCCCACATTATCCCTATACAACTCAAAGGCCATACTCCTTAAATCAGCGTTACTCCCTTTTGAGTCTGGATCATTGGCTTTTAGCACCGAGACGAAATTTCCGTCGCTATCCACGATCTTAATAACCATATTATCAACCAGCTCTCGGTAAGCCGACTTAGTCTCATCAGAATTAGGGTCAACGGCGTTAAGACTATTGTATTTATCATACAATTCCTTGGTATATGGATCTGACATATCCATCTTAAACCTTACCATATCACCCTTGCGAAGGCTAGCCGTTGCTTCCTGATTCACCGACTCGTTGTTAGACCCAAACGTATCACCCGTGTAATAAGGAACAATAGACCCATCCTGCCCCTTGCGATACACCATGAACCAGTTGGAGGTCGATAAGGCGGTCTGCCGCCCCAATATGACACCGGTAGCGTTCTCGAAAGCCTGAGCGTCATCCTCGCTAATCATCCATCTTGAGTGGTTATCTGACTCTATAACAGTAAATATGTCGGTTCCGTTGGTGAAATCCATCACCCTTCCATTATCAGTATCAGTGGCATCAGACCTTTTAAGCCCGGACCCCGCCATAAACCTGTCAAGCCTCATTCCACCAACCTCATAATACATGACCCCACCGATCTCTCTCTTCTGGGCCATCAACACCACCGGGTTCTGGGCGGCGTTAACTTCCGTCCTGCCGGTGGATGTCCCGGGTTCGCTCTCTGTGAGGACATCACCCATAGGTATGGATTTATCGTAATCCTTGACAGCTATACTTCCATTATCATACAGCCTCATCCATTCCACGAATCGAAGAAGAGGATCATCAGAATAGTTATTGATAATATCAATAGCCTCATTAAGCTTATCCTGATCAATCTCATTGCCATTGTCAGCCTCATTCATAAGATCATTATAAGTCTTTATAGCTTCTTTGATCTGATCCTGATCAAGACCATTGATATTCATATCTACAATATCATCAATAGCGTCCTTGATATTATCATAAATATTATCATGGATCTTCAATCTATCTATTATCGATCTAGCCTTATTGATCCTTGAAATAGGATTATCCCCAAACCCGTTAACTAGACTATCGACACGAGGCTTGTTATTATCATATATCTGTCTCTCCCTAGGAGATAAGACATCCTCATTACCGCTCCATATCTTTATAGCTATATTATTGATTCTATCGTCAGAAGGATTTATGATATCCTCATCATCAGGAACCCTCTCGACTATATTACCTTCATCGGTCTTAATCTCGTTCTCCATAGATCTGGCTATCATATGATTATATGTCTTGAACATAAATGCCTCATCCTCCCCTATAAGACCATCTTGGTAAGCCTTGTCTATAGCTTGGTCGTTGGCATAAAGATCATTGGCATCAGGATTATCAGTATTCCTGAAATCGTACTTGCTATCATCCTCCTCATAAGTCTTACCCCATACGTTCGATAATATCTTCATGAACCCGCGCTCCTGCGCCCGGATGAATCTTCTGTCACGCATACGACGAAGAGACTCGTTTATATTCTTATAAGCCACAAGATTATGACGATACTCACTAAGCAATGCCATAGCCTCCTTATAATTATCAACCCCACGGATAGATACGATGTTTTCAAAATCAGCTATAGTATCATAAGCCGCCATAAGATCAGCGGCACTGATCCTTGAATCATTTCTATTTAAGAACAACTTAGATATATCAGCCTCTGAGTTAATTAACGTAGTTAATTTCCTCTCCAATGCGATCCTATCCTCTGTTAATTTAAGAAGCCTATCATTCTCCTTGACCAACTTAGCCTTATCAGATTCAAGAGCGTCCTTCGACGCGACACTTTGTTGAAGCCTCAAGACATTCTTCTCCATCCTCTGTATATCATCCGTAAGCTTCCTGAGTTCTTCAAGATCCCTGCTCGAATCAGGATTAAGACGAGAATATATATCAAGAGCGGGGCCTATATCCGTATTGTATATCCTTCTTAACTGATTGGCGATATCGTTCAAATTATCCTTCGCCTCAAGGCCATTATAAGCCATATTGGAGATATAGGCGTTAAACGACCTATTGGATATACCATCGGTAAGGGAGTCGGCGAACCTATTGGCCATGGTAAAATTATCTACCTTCTTATTAAACTCACTGATAAGATTAGACTTATACTCATTGACCTGCTCATCCGTCATATTCATATCGGACGCTATATCGCTATTAGGTATAGATTCGACTACCGTCCTGAAATTCTCCTTCGTATCATCCAGCATCCCCATCTCCGAATCATAACGAAGACGATTGAATACGGCGTCACTAAAATCCTTATTTATGATCCTACCATCACTCTCGTACGATGTGTCTACACCAGATAATTGAGCGTTAAGAGCCATACTGCCACGAATAGCACGGACAGCGGCGGTGGTCAAGGCGCCGGCATTGGCGTTGTAGGCCTCCACCATCCCCTTGTTCCGGGACATGTCTTGGCTCCATTCCTTTATACCTCCAAAGGTCTTTCCACCCATAACCGATCCGATAATCATACCGATGCCGATCTCCTTCCAGCCTTGACTAGACCCGTATGTTTCCTTGAACCCGTTCTTTATAGCCTCCATATAACCTATGTTCTGACGGATAGCCATAGGATTGTATCTTGATTCTACCCAATCCTCGGCGGACTTACTAGCCACTCCCTGAAGACCTTCCTCATAAAGACCTTCTGACACTGGGCGCTTGATAATATTGAACGTATTCCCGGCTATTTTCTGCCATTTCTTTGGCGTTATGGTTCTTAACATACCGTTATCCATCCTCTCAGCCCCTACGCCAAATATATTGCGTTTTATGAACTTATCCACACCAAGATCCATGCCGAACATATCACCGAACATAGCTATGTTAGACAATGTAAGAATACCGATATTAGCGGCAAATATAGTATTGGCGGCATCGACGTTGTCATTTCTGAACCTCATAAGCTCCTCATACGAGGCTTCTCTACCATAGGCATTTCTGTAAGCCTGCTTGAAGTTTTCCTCAGATTCCATCAACCCGCTTCTTGATTCTACCGAAGCCTCCCAAAGTGTTGACGTACCAATAAAGGTCAGGTTGTCCAACCCCTTACCTATGCCTCGTCCTACGCGGGCAGCCCTCAGCATGGAGTTAAACCCACTCTTCGTGGCGGAAGCGGCCCTACCTAATCTAGCGACAGTCGCTCCTACCCTAGCCCCCATACGGGCAGCATTCATAAGACCAGCACCAGCGAAAGCATAAGACGACAAGATAGCACCAGCCGTAAATGCAGCCCCTGACAAAAGATCATTTGTCCAGAAATTGGTTGTAAACATACTTTTAAGAAATCCGGCATCTCGCTCCTCCTTACTGTAATAATGATTAAGCGTATAATCACCACGCTTATCCATATCATCCAACCATCTGGCAAAACTGTTATCATACATAGCTGATAACGTCCCTTTTGTAACAAGCTCCTTTAATCCATAAACAGACTGACCTACTCCACCTATTCCATACAAAGCAGACTTATAAATAAACTTACCTAATCCTCTATAAGTTTTCTCCCAACCACTTTGACTTCTCGATAGACGATCATCATTATCTATATTATTGATATAATTCTCATATTTAGGGATCCACTCACCTGTTGATAACCTATATCTTGAATCACGAAGATTGATCTTGCTCCCAGTTATATCATAATTACCCTTAGGTATACCTACCTCATTTATCATCTGGAAAAGCGAGTTTCTGGCTCTTACGTCATCATGATAAGATGTCTCTACAGATTTTTTTATACCCTCAACCAATGACGGTATGCTTCTATTTCCTTCCCTGGATAAAACATCATTATCCATATCCGATGAACTACTCATCCCGACAGGAATAGGGATAGAAGAAATATTGTCCCCAGAAAGCATAGGGGATGGAATGGATGGAGTCGGAACATAATATCCCTGATCCCTCATCACATTCCCCATATCATTATTATTATTGCTGTTCATTTTTACCATCTATTTTATCTATGGTCTCTTTATCCAACACCGAAAGAAGATTGCTAAGGTCAGAATGCTGTTCATTAATATCCCTACCCTTTACAATAACATCCTTATTAATAGCCTCAACCACAGCTTGAGTAAGATACATCTGAGGACACATATTTATGATTTTCATGATATTATCAGCATAATCAGTATTATACTCTAATACCTTAAGCGGTGTCCCAGTCTTTGCTTGACCATGGAAATAAATACCAACTTCAACCCCTCCGGGGAATCCCTTAGCTTTGACATCATACGACTTGTAATTCCTCAAAACCGTATTAATTATCCTAATAGCCCTCTTATTAAGCTCAGATGTAGCTAGATCATTACTTTGAATATCATACTTATCAACCATCCTAGAAGCCTCCTCCGCCGCATTCTCGACAGTAGCGAAAGCACCAAGCGAATTAGCCTGCGCCCATTTCTGGTAAGGTCTATTGGTTGTAGCAGAAAAAGACACAGGAATGATCTTGGATTCATAATCTTCCGATCTCACATTTCTTTCCCTTTCATACAAACTATACCCCATACTATCTAATTCTTCTTTAGTAACTTGAACCGTAGCGATATTCTTTCCACCAGCCATAGCTACCAAATCAAATGTATTAGGATTATCTGTAGGACGAGCATACAATATATAATTATTAAGTCTACTATCTTTATCTTTATTCAAGAAACCGGCTCTCGCCAAAAGCAGACTCTCTAATTTAGCATGCATACGCCTATCCTCTTTAGAAGCGTTGGTAGAATTGGAAAATGACCATGATCTTGGAGCAAACTCATCATATCTTCTTTCATAGACTGTTTTAGAATCCTGAACAGCCTTAGCTATATTACGACCTACATTGGAAGAAGACCATTCCCTTCTAAGCGTAGGACCATTAGCTCTTAACATATTAAACCCTATAATCCTAAGAATCTTATCCTTATCCGATAAATCTGATATATCCGCTTTCATTACCGGATTACGTAGATACTTAAATACTTTAGAAAACTCAATTATATCCTCAGAAGTAAAATCCTGTCCAGTATAACGATTTAATAACCCAACATAGGATCTCATCAATTCATTGTCATCCGCAGAATGACCTACATAATCAATATTCTCACTTATCAGCCCTATCAAAGATGATATCTTCAATGCATCCTCAGCGGAGTATTCCTTCCCTCCAATAACCGCTCCATTCTTACCAACATCCCTTGCGTTAACCATACCATTATCGGTATATGTATCAATACCACCAGTAACATAGTCTTGATCTTTGATAGCATCATTAAGGATATTCTTCGTAGCGACATCAAAAGCATTCGTAAGATAATCAACTTCCTCGTCCATTATCTTACTATATTTCTTCCTGTTATCATTCGCCGCCATAAGAGCCTCATACCTACCTACCATTTCTGGTGATGATAACACAGAACTAGACCCGCCACCGTTATTGGTAATCCATGCCATAATATTCTCACTATTAACACCACCTGGATATATAGAGGGATTGTTTTGTATATCGTTCTCTATACCTCGTAAATCAACAGGATTTAAAGACGATATTAAATCCTTCTCTCCTATTGATATATTGTTTTCATTCTGAATATACTGATTGTCAAATATATTTTCAGGAGTGACATTAGGCTGAACTTTTTCTAGCTCAATCATAACACCTGAAGAAGCGCCGGGACTGTTACCACCTTCTTTAGTCATTATCTCCCTAAGCTTAAGATTCTGATCTATTTCCTTGGATTTTTGTCTCCATGAGAACTCCCGCTCCTTGAAATCAAGATCTCTTACTTTAAAATAATAATCATCCGCACTATAGCTTTCTGATGAATTATTGTATGACCATCTAGCAGATACACCATCAAGAAACTCGTTACGGACAATAAACTCCCCTGCCCTAGCGGGATTCATGTTGTTGCCAATAAAGGATGTAGCTTCCTCCACTAACGCACGGCGCTGCTCCCGAACCTCCTGCAACGAAGCCTCGATAGCCGCCTTAGCGGAAGGGCTGGCCTCCGCCCCTTTGAGCTTGGCTAAAAGAACGCTCTCTTCAGCGTCAAACCCAGAAACATATTTATTAACAAACTGTTCAGTAGTCATACCACTAAACATGCTAGGATTGGTCATGGCTAAATACTGTCCCTCTATCTGCATCTGAGCTTTAGCATTCTGAGATATAGACCTAGCCGCTATTGATCTAATTTGAGATCGACTCATCTCATCAACAGTAATATCCCTCATCCTCCCTGTAGGTTTACCATCCACTATTTCAGGAACAGAAAACTTCTTTCCTTTATTAAGACTAACGAAATCTTTCATCATCTTATTCATTTCCTCATTATAATCCGTATAAGGAGTATAATGAATAGGATTCATCCTTGTCCCAACCTGACCGTCATTAACCCATTCATAAAATGGCAACAAAGCGACAGCCCCATTTATAGCGCTATATTGCTTTGGATTATTGAGTTTCATATCCTCGATCTTCTGCGAGAAAGATCTATACTCCCTAGTACCGGCAATAGCATTCAACACACGGGTATCCAGAGCTTCTCCAAGGCGAGCCTGTATGCTTCTGGCTATACCGTCGGAAGCCAAATTAGATTTACGATACACGTTATTCACATCCTGTATCAGCCCATTTAACCTGTTCAGAAGATATTCCCTGTCCTGAGGTTTTATAATGTCAGAATTGACAATATAATCAGCATACTCGTTTATAGCCTGCCGATTGGCATCTATCTTCTGCTGCATGTACCCCATCCCCTGCATCATGACATCCATGTTGTAGGGCGATACATACTTGCCGTAATTCCTTAATATACTATATTGTGAAGCCATCCTTTATCCTTTCTTGCCTTTAGTTACTTCCTGAGCAGGATATAATCTCCTATAACTCAATATATCTCCTTGAGGATCAGCGATTGATTGTCCATTAGGACCAATCTCTACATCCCCGAATATAGACCTTAATGTATTCATGGTCGTAGCCGTATTCCACTTCTGTTGGATCTCGTCATTTACGCTATCAAAATACCTAGCCCAGTTCTCGTCAGTATTAGCCAAAGCCTGTAATATTCGACTTTGATAACCCTGACGTTGAGCTATATTCTTATCATACGTATCAGTCCAAGTCCGGGCGTTTACATTATCAGCCCAAGTCCTTTGAGCCACGTTCCCTTGTTCTACCTCATTAATGTATCTGCCTATATTGGAACTCATGATAGCCTGTAAATTGGATGATAAAGCCCCTCTCTGGGAATCCGGGACATTACCCATCTGATCCAATTGTGATTGGAAAGCACGATTAGCCTCAACCATATACTGATCAGCCGATCTCAACACCGGGTCCACGGTAGGAGCGTAATGTCTTTCCAGACCTTCCGTTGTCACGGCTCCCGGAGTCATCCTGAACACCTCAGGAAAGTCAAGACCACCACCTACTATATTCCTGCCTCCATTGCCGCTGTTCGACTTACCGGCATTTGTATTGGTCTTAGGGAGTGTATTGGGGTCAATCAGCTCAGGCATATCCAGTTTAACATCAGGTTCCTCCACATCACCTATATCCATAGGACCGGGAGCCACCTTATGAGGGTCAAGTATAAAATCAAGACCTTCCATTCCTTTCATGGATCTCAATGCCTGCATCTTAAGCATATCCTCCCCAAGTATCTTATTAACGACATCCTTGTTCTTGTCAGAGAATAGTTGGCTAAAATGGGTGATACCAGCGTCGTTAAGAGCTTTATGCTGTTCCTCTGCAACAACATCCAGACCGATCATAGGACGAGATGAGGAATATTGACCAAACTTATTGTCTCTCATCCTATCATGATATGCGGCTTTCTTATCTTCCGGGTAATTACCTTGGCTATCCTCGCCTCCAAAGGAAACGAGTGTCGTATAATCCCGAAGCGCCTCTGCGTTGGCGATGATCGGGTTCTCCGCCGTGGCCAAGCCCATCCACCCACCAGTAGTGCTGTATATAGCATCCTGAAGAGCCTTGGCGGCAGTAGCCTTCGGAGCGCTCATATAAGCATCATAAGCCAAAGGCATGAACGTCTTATAATACTCCAGTCTCTCATCGGTATTAATACCGCCATAAGAGCCATCCTGACCCTGACGCTGATACCCAAACGTGTTATCCTTATTATTGTACTTGTTCTCTACGGGACGGAAAGTAAGTAGGTAATCGAATAAAGAACTACCACCTTTCTCCATCTTCTGACGAATACCAGCCACTTTCTTAAGCAATTCTTTCTTAGCATCGGCTATATCCTCCTCCGTAAGACCGTATTCTTTCATGGATCTGGATATGATGTTATCTATCTCACCACCCTTAGCGAAATACGTATCCTCATCCTTCTTCATCTTCCGGTCTTCCTGCTCTTTGTATATGACATTAGCGAAGTCCGTAAATCTTCCCTCTAATCCATTAACGGTATCGTTGCTATCATTTATAGCCTTTGACAATACGGAGGCGTTTAAACGCCTTGTATTCTCATCATCTATCTTATCGTTTTTCTTCAGCTTCTCCAGCGCCTTTTTCTGATCATCGTAAGCCGATTTAAGACCGATCTTAGCCTTATACCTGTCCATTAACGTAGCATACGTATCCTTAGGCGTGGCTTTGATCCCATACGTATCTCTGATGTATTTAGCGAAATCCGGCTCTATGGTTGTGTCGTCGGTAATAACCTTCGTTCCCTGCTCCAAGGAAACGGGGGTTCCACCATCGGCGTGCTTCTGCCCCATAGCCTCCATCGGCGCCTCTCCGGGCTGCGTCACGTACTCACCCTTCTCGACCTCTACGTTGGCTTGATCTTCCATCGACTTAGGTAACGGATACAGGTACTCACCGGTAAGGCTTCCGCTATCGAACCTATTATTAGGTCCTAGATAAACACCCCCACCATCCTTGTACTGCATCTGGGATTGCCTTCTTTGTCTGGCCTCACGCTCCTGAGCTAACCTGATATTGGTACGAGTACCTTTCTCTGACGCTATCCCAGAAACCACGTTACGAGCCAACCCCATGATACCACTAATTCCTGAGGCTATGGTGGTTATCGTATTAGCTGTTTTAGCCCCAGTGGATAAATCACCATATCCCTCGCTTCTCATACGCCCTATACCACGACCCATCTGAGTGAATCTAGACCCTATATCATCAGCGCCATAGTAGGGGATGGTGGTAAAATCAAAAACATCCGTCTCGCCTGAACCGGTCTTAGACTTATCAACATCGTTAACAGTTATGTTATTAAGCGTAATACCATTGTCCTGATAATTCTCAGCTATACGCTGTAAACTACCCTTGAAGCTAGCCGGAAACACATTATCCTGATCAAAAGCATTAGCGTATTTAGTCCTCAACTGATCTGGAGTATCCAAAGAATATATCCCTAGCGGATTGACCGGCGCGGGTAATCCTTGGTTGGTATTCACCAAAGGTTCTATACCTAACCCTTGTATACCGTCCATATTACCAAGCATATACGACCCGACTTCCCCGGCCTCTTGATATTTAGGTATCTTCCTCTTGATTACGTATTTGCTCATGTCTAATTAATTTCGTTCTGACACAAAGATAATTTAAAAAAACAGAGACTCATCATTTCACAACGATGAGTCTCTCAGCAAATGCTATTATTATGTACAGAATTAAATTCTTTTTATGAATAATGATCCTATAGCCTTAACCAAATCATAGAAACCGGCAGAACTGAGACCTACAGCCACTCCATATAATAGAGCCTCCCACCATTCACTCCCTATAAGCAATGGAGACACCTTTAGTAGCCACGCTAATATACAAACCAGCATACCTATGACTACGGCGGATAGGACTTTAGCCCACTTATGGGTGTCAATATACGGCACCACCTTAGCTAGCTGGGTAGCTGACATCGTGACAAAAGCCATGATGCCGGTAAAGGTAGTCAGATCAATAGTAATAGCCCCTTCTGATGGGATTACCTCTTGCGCCATCAAAGCGAACGGCGTCAATAACATAGCAAATAAAAACAACAATCTTTTCATATCTAAAACATTTAATAATTTCACAAATGTAGTATTAATTTCGAGTTCTACTCATACCTTTTATGTTAAGACTTAACCTCGGTATCATATTAAGCACCAACTGCCTTTTCGCCTGTTCCTTACGCATACGCTCGGCCTCCGCTATCTGCGCCTCCGATTGAGGATCATTCTTAATATTATTAGCGATGTCCTCTATAGCTTTCTTGTTAGCGCCGGATTGAGCTAGCATCTTATATAACAGGTCTTGACCTTCCTTCTCCCACCAGCTATCCATGGAAGAGCGGGAAGCCAAAGAAGGATCGGCAGGGGCCACCTTCTCAGGTACGGGCCGCTGACCTCCGTCCCCCGTGCCCGAATCCCGCTGCCCGAACTCGTATTTCATTGGCTCGGTCTCCGGGACACCATACCTATTAGCGAACATATCAGCGAACTCAAATCTCTTCTCATTTCTTAAGGTCGATCCAAGAGGCCTACCGTATCCTTGATTCCATGCCACGGTAGCGTCCTTGTAGTTGACGGCGTTATCGAAATCGGATTTAGAATACATATAGTAATTATACACATTACCTTGAGCGTCCTTGTCAAAAAACTTTCCTTGATTGATGTAATTCCAACCTAACCCCGGGACCTTGCCTTGATACTCATCCACGAGATAATCCAACTGCTGTGTCAATGTCGGTTTCTTCCCATACCTGCGCTGTAGCTCCTTCTTCCTCGGTCCAAGCCATTGTTGGATGCCAAAATCACCGGCGGTTCCTAGGGCTTCGGTGTCCCCTCCGGACTCGGCGGCGATGTTCGACAGGACACCGATAGCTTGCGTTTGTGGTATTCCCTTCTTGTCGGTCAGATAATCCCATATCTCGTCATATACAGCCATCTTACTATCCTCTGATCTACGAGGATCAATTACATACTTGCCAGAACCATAAGCCCTCCCTGTATTTACCGAACCTCCTCTATCCTTTTTATCAATACTACCATCTATCTTAAATACATCCCCATTCAAAAGAAACTGGACAGCGGGATTGAAATCATATACATCCCTATATCTGTATCCGCCCATATCCTTGTCACGATATATCGTATAATCACCAAGTACACTATGAGGACCCGTCTCGTTCTTATCAAGTCTACGATCCCTATAATTATACTCATTCACGACACCATACCCCTTATCATAAAGAGACCTCAACCCTTTTATATTCATCTCGTCCGCTGATATGGCACCCTCTCTTACCCTTTTCAGATCCTTATATTCCCTCTGAATCCTCTCATACTCCTCTGGATCGGCATCACTTAAAGCTTTTATAAGTCCTTCATTGTATTCCTTAGTTTCCTTATCAAACAGACTCCTATTCACATCAATCCTATTCCTTACGATAGACGAATCAGGTATCATCCTATTAGATAATTCCTTTCGTATACTATACGTACCATCACCATTATCTATCAATACAGACTCATCGTAAGGGAGTTTATTGTATTTAGCCCAAGCCTCATCACTAGTTCTTGTGCCTAAATCATCATTATCACTATCGCCATATAACTTGTTATTAAAATCACCAGATATATATTTCCCGAACATCTTCATAAAATGAACAGGATACTCATACCATTCCGGATTCTTCCCCATAGGATCTATTGATGAATACGCAGCTTTATTTATGCGAGTAGGGTCATCAGTATACCTTGAATTAGCGATATCATATATTATTGACAAAACCGGGTGAGCAGAAGCTACGTAATTATCCAATACCCTGCTCCCGAATCTAGGTCTATCAAGAACAGACTCTCTTGTTTCTCCTCCATCTTGCTTCCTCTCAATTTTTTCTCCCCATAGCCCATATTTCTTCCTAGGCCATATGCCATCTATGGCATCCACATAACCAACGGGATGCTCCCCTTCCAGACGCCGGTCCCGTCGCTCGTCCGCTGGGTACAGGGCGTTGGCCAACGGCTGCGTGATATGACCCAACCCCTCATCCTTGGAACTCGACATAGCATCCACCACAGTCCGATATACAGGTCTTAATTTCTCAGGGAAATATAGCCCCGCCTCATCAACCAACTCACCGATCTTCTTATTTATACCCCTGATACTGAAATTATAATTACCCATGCCATTATTCAACGGGGACAACGCACCTCTTATCCCATTCATGCCTTTAACTGCGGCTCCTCCGCTAAGGATATCAAACTCCGGGGACACGTTTCTCAAAGGACTATCATCCATACCCCTGAAATACATAGGACGCTCGCCTCTTACGACACGATCAAGATCCTCCTTATATAAATCCCTTATCCACGATGGGATTTCCTCCGGTTTATTCTTCTTAGACATATATTACGTTTTTCACAAAGATAACCATAATATCACAAACCTAAAAACACGAAACGGGCACATAATAAATCATGTACCCGTTTATACGCTAATGCATGTGATAAGCAGCCAAGGCTCCTTTAGCTTTCTCCTTAGACTTGTACTTAGCCGGCCATAATTTACCGGTCTTGTTACTGACCACTCGCCAATCACTCCCTACTTTCTTGATACATCCTGATTTCGGGCATTTGCCCTTCTTTTTACTGCTAGTTTTCCCTGCTGCCATAACATCAAATATTTAAAGGTATATAATCACCTCAATAAACTTTCTCATCGTTGCTAAACCAACGTACTATCATCTTGAACCGGCTCTCAATGTCATTCACGAACCTAGCCAAGAACCAATCGCCACGAAGACGATCCCGCCACCTCCGATGATAATCGACAGCCCTGGGGTCGATCTTACGGTCAATGTCATTCACATCCTTAACCCATATCGGAAGATTGTTCGTATCGTCTTTGACCTCGTTAAAATAGTCATTTATATTTATCTTCTGATCAACCTCCGTCACCAGTATCTCACGGCTATCGTCATTGGTTACAGGATACCTTAACCGCTGGCTCATATCGTTCTTGTCGGCGATAACCATCCGAAGCTCACCGCTGTTGTTGGTATCATTATAAAACCATGCCTTATTAAATCCAGTAGTCCTAAGAATTTGGTAATTAACCTCATCCTGATATCTTCTGGCATCCATCCGATATTGGTAGTTGGTGAGGATCTTATTCACGTACTGCTCACGTACCGGAACCTCTATAACAAACGGATATAGCTTACCATAAAATACTTGATACGATTGGTTGGTCAAACCATGAGACCATAAACCTATCTCCTGACTTTCACTTGAGTAGTTCTTTCCGGACTGGAAATAATGCTGGTGCTCGATATAATAATCAGGGGTGTAGGATAAATATGATTTCCACTCACCCTTCAGGCAGTTATACCCAACGGTGAACGAGACGTCCGTGAAATGGCTGGTGTCCTGCAACTCCACCGCCTGCCCGTTCCTGTAGAACCGGCCGCCACGGAATTGGTACTCGCTCGGATTCCCTACCGGTATATAATCTTTCTTGGTTATCAGAACCCTCTTAAACCTATTATCCCAACCCATGGACAACCCTATACCAAAAAACTTGTTATCAATATCATAATAAGACAACTCGGCGTCCGTATCAGCGTTATATATCCGGCTACGGATGATCTTCATCTGAAGATGCTCCTTAAACCAGTTTCTAAGCCCCGGTGTGACCTCCGTAAGATTCCTACCATTAGAATCTACCTTAAACACCTGACCACGCCTTAAATCGACCCAAAAATGCCCAAACTCGCAACTGATCATATCCCGACTCTGGGTCCCGGAATATCCTAACGTCGTATTATTATACTCGATACCACGAGAGGCGAAAAGACCACCTGTCCCTAGCTCGCTACTCTCCGGGGATATTCTCTCCGCCAACACGTCTATGGCATTGTACAACCCTACCTGATTCTCAAAACGAGCCAGTATCTGATCCGACTCTATCCCTTTCATGCTTATAAGTTTCCCGAAAGATGTCTTGAACTCATGGTAATCCATAGGCTTGTACGACAGCCAAGGATCGGTCATGCCGTTCTCCGACACGTCGGCGGTGCTCCATATGACGCCGTTGGGTCTTTGGTAAGCGCAGTCCCAAAAATTGCTATCATACGTCTCTGGTAATGACCTGCCACCTAACGTAAATCGATTCTTATACACAGGACTCATCTTAAACACATTACTCCTTGATATAGGGACATTACGCTCCTGAGTCCATGATATATAATCCCCCACCTCCGGATAGAACCCCTCGTAAGGCTCAGGGCCGGCTATACGGAAATTGCAATTGATCTCAGACTCCACAAGAAACTGAGGTATGCCATAGAAATATAGGAAGAAACGACCGCTAAGATACATATCTCCGGTCTTGCAAACCATCTCATAAGCGCTCTTCCGGCTAGGGAAAGAGTATAGCGATCCGGTATCCGTATCGGTCTTGTTAAGATAATCCTCCCCAGTATCGTAATTGACGAAATAACGGGGATACCCGATGTTTCGATAATCGTAATAAGGGAATGGTATCATGTCCCCCTGACCAAACTGAGTCAAATAAAACATAGGCATCTTCCTCTTAAGCGAGAATCTTGATATAAATACATCACCTCCAAAAACAGGTTTACGCTTATCCTTATCCATCAAACCGCAACCACCTAACGATACCCACCTGATATCCTCTATCTGCCCGTATTGAGCCGGAGAATATTTCTTTATCCTCATATAGGGGCAGGATACGAAAGATTCACGTGTCATAAAATGAGGCGTCATACCAGCCACCTCATCGTTACGAATATTACACTCATCCTGAATACGGCTGGTATCGTAACTTGAAACCAACTCCGGATATTCAAGCATATACTTATCCATACCAAATGACATGAACAATGAATGCTCACGATCGAGGTTGTTTATGATAATAGGCTTACCGCCTACGGTCTCCCCTTGCGAAGAGATATCTGTTACCGGATATAACCCGCTCTTGATATATTTAGCCGTTGACAATCCACGTAGCTCCGACGCCCCTATTTTTTGGTAAAATAAATTATAATGAGCGACAGAAGTATAATAATAAGCATAGTTCCGTCTAGGTCCCCTATCTATCAATGCCGTTAACCACTGATACCTGTACTTGCCTATATCCACCACGGACTGGGCTGTGGCCTTGGCGATACCCGTAGCCAGACGGATAGCCGTCAGCGCTATGCCGACAGGGTTGGCTAAAAAGAACACGCCTCCACCGACATATTGCTGTGAAGCCGACTGATATGTATACTCAGCTATAGCGGATATTAAATTAGCCATAGCCTCCACCGTAGCCAATGATGTTGCCATACTGTAAGCCTTACTCCCTAATATCGTCCATTTAGGGTGATCCTCCACCTCCCTGAATATACCTGAGGATTTACCTAATTGATAACCATCAACAAGGCACTCGGTGGGAGCGTCAGGCTTGTTAAAGGCAATATCAGGACTTAAGAATGAATACCAGATATTACCCTTCCTGTTAAACGGATGCGTTATAAATTTCTCACGATTAATATCCTTATAGATATACATATCATCAGACAAATCGTTGTAAGGGTAATTAGGATAAAGGTTAGCCGATCCGTCGGGATCATCGTACTTAAACATATCATAAGCCAGACCGGTTCCGATAACGCTCTTATCCAACGTCCTATCGCCCCTATACAACTCATATCCTATTATAGAATCCCTTCTAGCCTTATCTATAAGACCGTTCTCTACCGCTATATCCAAAAACTCATTAACGATATCGTCATCAAGCATCACCCCCATAGGATAAATATAGGAGTCAACTCCATATTGACCGGTCAGCTGAGACGGATTACCCATGAAAGGAGCGACAGAGTTATCCGGAAACTTGTAATGACGTATAGGTCTCTGACAAAACGTGGTTGACGTATTGGGGTACTCAGCGTTATCCCCATTACCGGTGAAATAAGACTTACCCCCAACGGATTTAGGAGACCCATAGTATTTCGTCAAAGAATCTATTATATCCTTCCTCTTTGATCCTCCCGATGATATCCCGATCTTACTTGAATCATACAACTCAAAATTAGCCGGATACTTATTGGCAGACTCCCAATATCCGAAATCACCATACTGATATGGTCTGGGAGCGCAGTCAGCGGGTTTATCTCCACATGAGACACATTTCGCCTCATAGGTAACAAATCTCCTTAATTTCAATTCTTTCGTGAAGAAGAACACGTATTTCACCTCCAGTGGCCGAATGCCAAAACAGAACGGGGCGGGCAAGATGGCGGTGCCGACCGTATAGAATCCGGCAAGCTCCTTCATGTCCTGCCTCATGGCGAAACCGGTGAAGAACACGCATACCGCAGGCTCGATGCAAACATATATCTTATGGAAAGTAGTCTTGTCATCATTCCAGAACAAGTACTTTGGCATCATAAATATCTTATGATCCACGTAATTCACTATAACACCTTTCTTGGCATCATTAGCCAAAGGATTAGGAGCCACGGTACCTTCCTTGTCCGAGAAAAACGTTATACGAACCTTATTGTATGATGATGAGTCGCCGATCGGATAATTATAGTTACCCATCATCTCTATATACATAATACCGTTATCAGGATCGGATAAACCACTTATGTATTTCTCATAATCCAACTCCACCCATCTGGCGTATGAGGATACATGTGGATAGAACTTGAAATAAGTCAAGTTACTTCTACCGAACCAATTGGTCTTGGCGTCAATATCATTCTGCACAGACACACGACCTTCCCAGTCAGTAGTTATACCGGTATTAAACTTAGAATTATCACCATCGCCAAAAAGACACATGGCGTTCTCGATACCAAACTGACTCTCATATTGGGGGAAATAAGCCTCCATCGTATCCATTAACTGATCAAGCATCGTCTCCGTATGCTTCTTTCCTTCCCATCCGGGATATTGATACAAATATGTGCACTTACCCAATGACCTACCCCCTTGGAATGTAGGAAGTTGAACATCGTTAATAGTAGGATTCACGTGAGGATCACCTACCGAACACCCATTAGTACATATACCCTCATCATATAACTGCCGGACATTAGACATATCCTGACACAAGACCAAGGCGGAGGAGTCTATATCAGACGGGAATTTATCCTCATCCTGACCATCCAACCATTCCTGAACCAGATCTATGATATTCTTACCTCCACTGGAGTAATTATCGAAATCACACAATACAGAGAATTTCCTTTGTGACTCGGCGTTACTTTGTATTAAGGTGGTAGGCTCGGTCTCCGTATAATCACTAGCCAGCTTATATGTAAAATCAATCCTAGAATCCACCAAAGAGTTTTTATCCAATATAGTCCTGGTCTCTATCCTCTCGATATCATCACATCCACCAGGGAAATCGGGAGCCTTTATACCGTCTTGATCCTCTGGCAATGATATAGCAGCGCATAACTCGTCAGTAATACCTACATTAGATTCTATGATATCACACAGGTTCTCTATATTATCAGCGATATAATCAATAGCATCATCTACCGTAACATCTTCCCCCATCGTATTGATAACGAATTGGGTCTCTCCTACCGTGGCATATTCCTGCTCTACATATCTGAGTTGCTTGACATCTAGCTGATTCTTGCATTCTCCTCCAAAATCATCAAATCCCCAAGACGGGTCGTTTATGATCTTTGCCGTATTCTTAAACTGCCAAAGATGACGGCGGCTGTTCCCCGCACACTGCGGGTTGTTCTCCAGCACCGACGCAGCCGACAGGTCGTCAGAGTTACCGTCCTCATCAACGATAACCTCCATCTCCTCCCTTGTGGCCGGACGAGGGATAAGCGGGAATCTAGCCGTCCTGTATCCTGTATTGGTAAAGAATCTTATACCCAACGGATATACCTCGTCACGCATGAAAGAGGCGTATTTAGAGCAAGCCACACCGTCTTTATACAAATTCTCCGTGGCTATAGATGTCTGCCATTTAACGAAATGACCCAAGAAGTTAACGACCGGTTGAAGATTCCATTCGTTCTCCACGGTCAAGCCGTATTGAAGAAGACGATTCCCGACAGACGTCATGCCTCTGGCTGTCTTATATACCGGTATTTCCTTGGATAACTTCTCCATGGTCGTACGCTCGCTATATTGATCCGTAAGATAATAGATAGTCCTTTCCGTTATCGGATGTATACCTTCTATGAAATACTCAAGAACCGGGCTTTGCTCACCATTAAACCCAACCGTGTTCTGTATAACACCTATCTTATAATGAGATACCTGCTTATCTATATTAGACACGGTAAGGCGGATACCCATGTTGGTTGACTTACCCCATAAACCATCGCGGATAACCATATCTTGACGGTCGAATAACATGATTGGGTTGGTCAATGAGCAATATCCGGTCTTCTCTATCCCGAACTCATCGCACAACGCCACGCAGAACTGGTAGGTCCCGGCACGCAGGCTCCCCCCGAACTCCACGACCTCAGGCTCCACGCACGGGGCCGTCAGCAACGGGAACACCAGCAGCTTCTCGCAGGCCAGCCTACACCTCTCTATTGGTTTGTCATCCCCACATGTCTTATACCCATGATAATGATACCAAAAGTCACCATCATCATCCGGATTAAGAGCCTTATCGACCATAACATATCGCTGGGGATTATATCCATCGGTCCAGTATATCACCTTCCCGCATTTCTCGTCCTTGATCTCTATATCGAAGATCGGATGATGAATGGAGAAATTAAGACAAGGGTCATCAACCCAGTCCTCTATCAGGACCTCCATCAAATCACATATCTCATCAAAACGACCATCCGACTCCTCAAGCCTCTCGCCAAGGATACGATGGATGTCCTTTCCCGATCCAGCCAATTGATCCTCAACGGTCTTGATATAATCCAATGACCGCATGAACGTGATCTTAGACGTATTATCATCCGGATTAGATAGAAAGAAATAAGTGTTATCACCAGCTATATCATTCTTATACCCAATAACCTTATAGCCATCGAATCGCTTACATAAAAGGGTACTAGGCTCGTTCTGGATCTTTAGCTGGCTTCCATCGTCACCCTCTATGGTAGCGTTCAAGGCGAAACTATATTCAGACGGGGATAGATCCTGTGGATGCTTATCCCTGTTCATCCCGGAGTCGGGAACCGCTATGTTAGAATTGTTCTGCACGATGTTATGTTTTTCGCAAAGATAACAAATCCGGCGGATAATCACTTACACGCCGGATCTTAACAAAAACTGTACGTATTATGCTAAAACATTCAAATCACGCGAATATAAAAAAATCCTCCTAACTTTCACAAGTCAGGAGGAAGACTAAACACTTAAAACGTCTCGTGGTAAAGCACAAAAACATAATAATTACGAATTTCCACCCATGTAGTTCGATTGCTTATCGGCATCCTCTACAGATATGTAAAAGAAACCGTTAGTCACGTATCTCTCATTGACATCCACAAAATCAGTAGATCCTTTGTCCACTCCTTTCTTCGATCCCTCATCACACACAGCTACCAGACTATTAAAGTCATTGGAATAACCTACGACTACACCGTGTATATCCCGATTTCGAGGATCGAATACGTACCTCATCTTATACCTATCGTAAGCTAACTCTAAAGAGCTTTTGCTTAGCCTCTCATCTAATCCGGCACCCGCTACCAAAGCCAAAACGCTCTTTGATATGTCACTCATGGTGGTATCCTTGGCCGGAGCCTTAGGCATAGAAACGCCTTCCATGACAAAATCCAACGCCTTATCTAAAAGCTCGTCGAAATCATCATCTCTTATATAATCCTTAAGCACCTCCAGTATATATAACCGGACATGGAGTTCGTTATTTACATCATTCAATGTGACCATAATACTAGTTTTCGGCAAAGCTAGATTATTCCTGCACAATAAAAAATCAAATATGTCATAAGTAAAGGACTAAAAAATAAAAAACTCCCCCATCCTCACGGACGAGAGAGCTGATAAATATTTGTATTATGAAAAAGAACAATCACTCACCTATTCTTACAATACAGTCACGAGATTCCTTGTTATAGATCATCGTGCCTACCTTAGAATACAAGGTCTTTATATTTTGCCAATTATCCTCACCATGGGCGGATACGTTGGTAGGGGCATCACCAGTATAAACCTCCTCGCCTCCGATATTGACAAAATCATATCCACGTTTCTCCATCGTACCTCCCTTATATGCCGTGAACCTGAT